ATCACCAAGACGGGCCGCACGCTCATGCGGCGCTCGCTGAAGAAGGGCATGGAGGCCGGCGAAAGCCTCGACCAGATGGCGACCCGGATCAAGAAGGTCCACGGCGTCCTGAAGAACAACGCCATGACCGTCGCCCGCACGGAGGTCGGCCGCGCCCTCGAGCACGGGGCTTACGCGGAGGCGAAGGCTTCCGAGGTGGTGGAGGGGCACTGGTGGGTGCCGACGGGAGACGACGCCACGCGAGACTCCCATGCCGACATGGCGGGGCAGTACCGGCCCCTCGGGAAGAAGTTCACGACCGGAGACGGGAAGAAACTGCTCCACCCTCACGATCCGAACGGCGCAGGAGGCGAGGTGATCAACTGCCGTTGCATTCTCAAGCCGAAGATCAAGGAGTGACGAAATGGCCGAAAGCGCAACCGTAGCCGCCCCCGAAGCGGGCACCTTCAAGTTCCAGCCCGCCTTCCTGCAGATCCCCGTCAAGGACGTGGATACCAAGGAGCGGACCATCTCGGGTTGGGCCAGCACCAAGAACCCCGACCTCTCCGGCGACGTCTGGGACCCCCGCGCATGGAAGAAGTCCATGTACCGGTGGAAGAAGCGGGGCACGCGGCCGAAATTCGTCGGCTACCACGAGCAGCAGCTCCTGACGGGCCATTCCCCGGTCCTGGGGAAACTGCTCAACGTCAAGGTGAACGACGTCGGCGCCTACTTCAAGGCGTGGTTCGCGGAGACCGAACTCGGCGAGGAGCATCTCTATCTCTACGACAAGGAGGCGATGGACTACTTCAGCGCCGGGTACCTCACCCTCGAGGCGATCTACCACGGCGACCGGGACGAGAAGGGTAAGGACATCTTCGCCAAGCACCTCAAGCGTCTCGGCATCGACGAGGAGCTGCAGGCCAAGGCCCGGAGGATCCTCCTCGACACCGAGGTCTTCGAGATCTCCTGCGTCGTCGTGGGCATGAACCTCGAGGCCCTGGCCAAGGCCATGGGCGCCTCCGACTCCAAGACCGCCGAGTACGCGAGCCGGGCGATGGAGCGCCTGCAGCTCGCCGCCGGAATCGACATGGACATGACCTTCAAGGCCGTCCCTGCGGACGAGACCAAGGGGGCCACCGAGGTCTTCGATTTCGAATCGCCGGCCTATGACCACCTCGACATCCGGTCCATCCGCGACATGGCGAAGGACCAGGTGAACGAGGTCGAGGAACTCGGCGAGCCCACCGAGGACGAGACGGAGCACGAGGTCACCACCACCGACCCCCTCGAGGAACTGAAGTCCGCCGAGGACGGTGCGGACGACACCGAGGACGGCCAGGCCGACGTCTCCGCGATCGCGGAGGAACTCAAGGCCCTGAAGGAAGAGATCTCCTCGCTCCGCGCGGAGCTGAAGGAGGTGCGGGGGCTCGCGGAATCGAAGCCCGCGGCACCCGCCGACGAAAGCGAAGACGCCTCCCCGGCGGATCCGGGCGACGGCGCACTGGCGGATCTCGCCAAGGCCATACAGAGGCTCAACGAGACGCTCGAGACGAAGGGCGACGGGGAAGGCGAATCCGAGGCCGACGCCGGCGACTCCGGGGCGACAGCCCAGACGGAGGAAGCCACGGCGGACGCCACATCGGAGGACCCGTACCAGGTCCTGACCGAGCAGCTCCAGGACCAACTGGACGCGGCCGAGGCGACGGAGACCGCCGACGAAAACGAGACCGAGAACGAGGACACCCAACAGGAGGATTCCTGACATGGAACTTTCACCCGAGATGAAGGCCCTGCTCGACGCGCTCAAGGGCGTGCCGGCGGCGGTCGTCGAAATGAAGAAGCAGGCCGAGGAGGCCCAGAAAAAGGCCGACGGGCGGCTCGAGAAACTCGAGGCCGACCTCGTCAAGATCGCCGAGGCCGGCGAACTCGGAACCGAAGGCAAGTTCGTTGCCCCGATCTCCGGCAACCCCATGCTCGGGTACCAGATGCCCGTGACGGTGGACGACCGGACCCCCGAGCAGAAGGCTGCGGAGGGCGACTGGGACTGGACCGCGTTCATGCGCATGGTCTGCCTCGGCAGCCGCCTGGGCGGACCCGAGGCCGCGGCGAAGCACCTCATCCCCAAGGGGAGCCCCGCGTACAAGAACGCCGGGTTCACCTACGAGCAGACCATGCTCGCGACCCGGCAGAAAGCCATGACCTACGGGACGGGCACCGCCGGCGGGTACACGGTACCCGAGATGCAGATGGCCCTGCTCGTCGAGAAGCTCCGGGCGTACATGATCACGTACAAGCTCGGGGCCGACGTGTGGGAGAACCTCGTCGGGACGGTGAAGTACTCCCGCGAGACCACCTCCACGACCGGGTACTGGGTCGGCGAGGCTGCGGCCATCACCGATTCGGACATGGTCCTGGACCAGCCCTCCCTCACCCCGAAGGAAGCGGCCGGGATGACCAAGGTTTCCAATTCCCTGCTCAACTGGTCGAACCCGAAGGCCGCGGCCTACATCCAGCGCAACCTCGCCAAGACGGTGGGCCTTCTCATCGACCTCGCCGTCTTCCGGGGAAGCGGGACCGCGAACCAGCCCACGGGGATCGCGAACACGGGCTCGATCTCCACGGTGGCCATGGGCGTGAACGGCGCCACCCCGACCAAGGCGAAGCTCGAGGAGATGCTCTACAAGCTGGAGCTCGCCAACAGCGACCAGGACAAGGTCGGGCTCGCCATGCACCCGCGCTCCTGGAGCGCCATCCGGCAGTGGGCCGACAGCCAGTCCAGGCCCTACTTCATCGGCTCCGAAGGGGAGGTCCGCCGGAAGATCGAGAAGGACTGGAACGGCTTCCCCATCGAGACCTCGACGCAGATCCCGATCAACCTGACCAAGGGCTCGAACACGGACTGCTCGGAGATCTACCTGCTCAACTGGCCCTACATCATCATCGGAGAGTGGGGCACCCTCGAGGTCGCCGCGTCCTCGGAGACGTCCGACGCCTTCGAGAAGAACATGACCTGGATCCGCTGCCTGAAGCTCGTGGACGTCGGCGTGAAGCACCCGGCGGCCTGCGTGTACATGGCCGACGCGCGCGGCGCGTAGCCCCCGGGGGGAAGGATCCGGACTGACGGGAAACGGGAACGAGATGAACGCGGGGGGCGGGTTGAAAGACACCCGCCCCCCCGAAACCCAGAAGGAGTGAACCATGGATTACCTCGCAGGCGCAATGGACGTCAAGCGGGTGCTGTGTTCCGGCCAGGCGGCCGCGACGCAGTACTCGGACGTCGTAGACGCCAAAGATTACCGGGACATCGTCTTCGCGCTCGACGTGGGAGCGGTGACCGGTACGAGCCCGACCCTCGACTGCAAGGTGCAGGAAGCAACCGCAGAGGCCGTGGACACGGACCTGCAGGTGGCGAAGGCGGTGGACGCCTGGACCGGGCTGAGGCTCGGTGCCTCGAACAACGTGAAACTCAGCCAGGCGTTCTCGACGAGCGCCGGGGCCACACCGACCTACTACCGGGTGGAGATCCCCCTGAAGCAGGTCGGGACCATCACCAGCGGGAACATCTGGCTCACGATCGAGGGGGATAGCACCGGCGACCCGGACGGGACCGCCGTGCAGACCTCCGAGGTCGTGGACGCCACGGACATCACGACCGACACCAACGGCGAGACCGTGGCCTTCACCTTCCGCCGGCCGATCGCCCTCACGGCGAGCACGGACTACCACCTCGTCCTCCAGGGCGACTACTCGGCGAGCACGTCGAACTACATCGGCTGGGGCGAGGACACGGTGGCCTCCGGTGGCGGCGGCGAGGTCTACGACTCGAGCTGGGCGGACGTGGCGACGAAGGACCGCATCGCGCAGGGCTACACCCTGACGTTCGCCGACATCTCGGGCAAGACCTGGGACCAGGTGACCAACTCCTGGAACGTCGCCAACGGTGAGACGGTCGAGGAGGTCAAGGTCGATTCCCAGGACGACGGGCGGTACCTGAGGGTGGTCGCGACCATCGCCGGGACCACGCCGAAGTTCGACTTCTGCGTCATGGCGATCTGCTCCAAGATCGTCGCGGGCTGATCAACAGAAGAAGGGGTTTCGTGGGGAGGGGGGCTTCGGCTCCCCTCCCCGGACCCTTGAGTGAAGCATCGGAAACAACCGACCGAGGAGGCACGCATGGAACTCACTGAAGCGGAAAAGGAAACCGGCATGGTGGATCTGAGCGAGACCGCGGACGACGAGAAGGTGATCCTGAAGCTGATGCCCGGGTACACCTTCCATCACCCCAACGGGACGAAGCTGCAGCGGCGGTTCGAAGACCAAAAGACCGGCACGAGCATAGTGCTCGTTTATGACTCCGCCGGCGGCGCCACCCGGGTCCCCAACGACTCCCCCTTCATCGCGATCCCGGCGAAAGCGGTGAAGGGCCAGGAAGTGAAGTTCGCCCGGCCGAGCCGGAAGGAACTCAATGCGCTGAGCAAGAGGGGGGAGCAGAACTTTTCGCCCCCGGCCGCGGCGGAGCCCATGGTGACCCTGGGTGTGGAGAACAAGCAGCTCGGCAAGGTGCCGAACAAGGAACTCGAAAAGAGCGAGGAGACCGGCCCGGAAGAGTCCGACGAGTAGCAGCCCCGGGCCCGGGAGACGCTGGTAGATGGCAGCAAGCCTCACAGTCACGACGACGGATCGGCTGAAGAAGTACTTCGGCGGGACCGCGTTCGCCTCGACATGGGACGACTGGTGGACGAACAAGATCGCCGCCATCTCGAAGGCCGCCGAGGAGGCCCTGGGCCGCTGGCTCAAGGCGGAGGCCCGGACTGTGTACGCGGACATCGATCGAGGGCAGACCAAGGTGCTTCTGAAAGGGTACCCGATCTCGGCGGTGGCGTCGGTGTACTCGGACCCCGCCCGGAATTTCGGCTCCGGAACGGATGTGGACTCCTCGCTCTACACGTTCGGCAACGGCGACGAGGGGATCCTCTCCTTCGACTACGAACTGCCGTCCGGACCGAAGGCGCTGAAGATCACGTACACGGGCGGAATGGCGGCGGATACGGCCGCGCTTGCAACCGACTTCGCCGACCTGGTGGACGCGATAGACCAGCAGCTCCTGTACGCCTTCAAGAACAAGGACACCCTCGGCTTCACGTCGGTGAGCGGCGGGATGGTTGCCGGGGGCGGTACGAAGATCACCTCGGCGTTCGTGACGTACTTCAGGGCGTTCGGGGACATGCTCCCCGAGCTCCACGCGGCACTCGAAAGAAACGCCTCTTGGGAAGTGGAACGGTGGTAGAGCGCAGCGGGATTCACGAGGGAGACCTGAAGCGGCTGACGACGCTCCTGGCCCGCTCCCCCGAGATCATGGGCGAGCAGCTCCGGCTCTCGTTCTCGAAGGGAATCCGCCTGTTCAAGACCCACTTCATCGAGACGCGCATGAGCGGGCGCCCCGGGCTGAACAGGGGTCGGCACACGTCGCCGGCGGCCTGGCCCGTCTGGGTGACGCCTCGCGGGACGGACATCGATCAGGTCCACGCCCGGATGTGGACGGTCTATCCCTGGATGAAGATCCACGAGGACGGGGGCACGATCACGGCCAGGCGCCGCAAGTATCTTGCGATTCCGATCAGCCGGGAATACGGCGGTCAAGCCAAGACCGAGGGCGGGTATCTGCGCGGGGCGTTCGTCCGGATCACGGACAAGGACACGGCGGCGCCGGACTACGTGGGGGCCGGGGAGCGCAGCCTTTACGCCGTGGGGGGGCTTTTCCCCTTCAGGAGCAAGAAGGGAAACCTCCTCCTCGGCATGAGAAAGGGCGGGGACCTGGTGCCCATGTTCGTACTCAAGCGGCAGGTCACGATCAAGCCGCGGCTGAAAATGCGGTACACGTTCACGCGATGGGCCAGGGGCCAGGAGCTCGCGATGGTCCTGAGAAACGGCATGCGGACGGCGCTGGACAAGATCGAGCGCAGCGTCCCGAGAGTGGGTTAGCAGATGGCTATCAACGTCTGGGACCACATCATAGACCACTTCGAATCGAGCCTGCTCGGCATCGACGGCAGCGCCGATGCGTCCTCGAACGTGAACCAGAACAGCGCGGCGGGCCAGAACAAGATCTACCTCGCGAGCCTGGCCAGCTTCGAGGCCGGCCAGGCCGTGGCGATCGCCAAGGGCACCGTTCGCGAGGAAGCCGGGGTCATCAACTCGGTGGAATCGGACCACCTGGCGCTCCTGCGCAACCTGACCTACGACCACGACGCCGCCGACACCGACGTCGCCAAGCAGGGCTGGTACAACTACAACGTCTCCCGCCTGATCTTCTGGCCGGGCGGTCCCCCGCCCTGGACCGGAGACGTCCCCGAGGTCGCGATCTCCGACGACAAGAAGTACACGCCCGAGAACCTCATGGCGAACAAGACCCGGTGGTGGCGGAACGTGGGCATCGCGATGGTCGCCCATTACCAGCCGAGCGAGGACGGCAAGGAGGCCTCGAGGGCGATCGCGGACGTGGTCCACGACCTGACCCGGGCGGTGTACTCGGATCACACCCGGGGCAATTACGCAGCGGACTGCCGCATCCAGGAAGCGGTCCCGAGTTTCCCCTCCGAGGGGCTCGTGGCGGTGGAGATGCTCGTCGCGGTCCTCTACGGGCATCAATACAACGACACGGCGAGGAAGATCTGACATGGCTATTTTCAGGCTGAAGTTCAAGTGCGTCGAATGCGGGCACGTCTTCTTCCAGCAAGTGGTGGAGAAGTGCCCCCGATGCGACAGCCCGAAGCTGACCCTCGCCAGGGAAGAGGCGAAGGATCTCGAGCAGGCGCCCGTCCGCAAGGAGATCGCGGCGGCGACCCTCGAGTTTGCACCCGGGGAGGAAACGCCCCGGGAGAAGTTCCTGAGAATCAAGGCCAGGCAGAGGCGAGGAAAAGAAGGCCCCATGAAGGGGCCGAAGCGCATCGGAGGTTGATCCATGGCGAACGGACGATACACCGCCGGCGAGCCAGGGGGGAAGGCCGTGGGGACGAGCTCGACGGCACTCCTCGAGGAAAACAAGAAGCGGGGCAAGATCTCGTTCTACAACCCCAACACCTACGCCGTATGGCTCGCCGCCGGCGTGGACGCCCTCTTGAACAAGGGCGCGTGGCTGTCCCCCGGAGGGAGCCTGGACATCATCGACCCGGACGAGGCCCGGCTCGCCTGGAACGGCATCGCGGCTTCGTCCAACGACATCGCCTGGCTGGCTTTCATGAAACCCTGAGCGCGGGGGCGCGCGGAACATAGGCACGCATGGCTAACGCTTGAGGACGAGCAACAGAGGATACGAGAATGCACAGCTACAATCCTCTCTGGCTCCCCATCGGTGGGGGCGTTGCCGGCGTGCTGCAGCCCGGTCAGGTCCAGGTCTACGACCAGGCGCGGACGACGAACAAATACCTCTCGATGGACATAGGGGTCACCACGGCGAACCGGGCGACGATCCAGTCCATGAGCGCCTGCACCGACGGCTTGGACATCACATCGGCCGCGGGCGACATCCGCATCACCGCCGGGAGCGGGAACATCTACCTCAACAACGTGGTCTACGTCGCCACGTCACTCCTGCTCGGGGACGGCGACAAGATCTACATGGGCGACGATTCGGACTCGATCCAGCAATGGGTCGCGGCGGACAAGTACACCTGGACCTTCCGCTCCCTGTCGGGCGTGGACGCGGACGGCGGGGACCTCGAGATCACACTCCAGGACGCGGGAGACGGGGGCACGGGGAATCACAACGGCGGCTCCCTCGTCGTCACTGGCGGGGCCCTCCAGGGCACCGGGGCAGCGGGCACCGCCACGTTCAAGGTGGGATCATTCGCGATCAACGATCAGGCGGGCTCCTCGAACAAGGAGCTGCTCCTCGATTCCGGGTTGACCACGGCGAACACGTTTACGATCGCCTCGGGCTCCTCCCTCACCGCCGGCCTCGAGATCGCAACCGGGGCGGGGGGAATCGTCCTCGACGCGGTGACGGGGATCACCCTCGAGGCGGGCTCGGAGAACGCCTTCAGCTTGAACCAGGGCGAGCTCACGGCCTCGGGCACCGACGACTACGCCCTCAAGGTGACGAGCACCCTCAACGACAACTCGGCGGGCGGCACCGACGATTTTCGCCTGTTCCACGGAGACGTGACCGTTACCGATGATTCCGGCTGGGACGAGGTCTACGTCCTCGACCTCTGGTATTCGGGCTCCTCCGTCTTCGACGTGGACAAGACGGGCACCATGACGCCAGTCGGCGGGATCTTCCTCGGCGACGACGTGCCGTTGAAATGGGGCAACACGAAAGCCGCGCCGGACTCCACCCTCAAGATGGACACGGCGCAGGCCGCCTCCGAGACGATGGTCTGGGGCCTTCACACGACCTCGAAGACGCTGATCATCGGGGACCAGGCCCTCGCGGGGCAGGACTACGACCACGCGGCGGCGGCAAACCCGACGCTGATAATCCACTCGGCGACGGACCCGGACAGCGCGAACACGCAGTACGTTTCTTTCACGCACGACCAGACGGACGCGGTCTACGTCGCGGGGACCGGGGACCACAAATTCACCGGCTCGATCAAGGCCAGCAACGCCGCGGGTCCCGCCTTCGCGGACGAAGCGGCGACGGACACAAACCCGACCCTGATCCCGGACAAGGCCGAGATGGACACCGGGATTGGCTGGGCGAGCGATACGCTCCACATGGTCCTCGGGGGCACGTCCTACGCCAACTTCTCGACGACGAAGCTGACCCTCGCCGGGGATATCGAGCTGACGAGCGGCGGGACGATTCAGAGCGATTCCGGCGACATCACCCTCGACTCCGCCGGGGCCATCCTCCTCGACACCACCGACCCCATGGAGCTCAAGTGGGGCGGAACGGCCCTGCTCAAGCTCGACGACGCCTCCGTCTCCGAGTTCGTCGCCACAGCCGCAGCCGGAACCTCCACCTATCTTCGTGCCCAGTCCGGCGCTGACAACGCGGCGGGCACGGGCTACGCGGGCGCAGGGCTCTACATCAAGGCGGGCGAGGGCGGCGATGCGACGGCAGGGGACAATGACGGCGGAGCGGGCGGGCCGATCGTGCTGGAACCGGGGGACGGCGGGGCAGAGAGCGGGACGGGGGATGCGGGCGCGGACGGGACGGTGATCATCCGGCAGCCGGGCGGGACGCCGGGGACGCATGAACTGCAAATACGGCATGGTGGATCCTATGTGTGGATTGACGAAAAGTCAGGAACTAGTGTTGTTTTGGCCCTGGGCGGCACTCCGAAGTGCCGAGCCGAGTCAACCGCCTTCCGACCACACCAAGCCAATGCTTACGGCATTGGAAGTTCTACAACGGAATGGCTTTCCGGCTATTTCGGCGAAGACACATCCACCGGCTCCGTCTCCACCTCCGGCCTCTACCTCGGCACGGCCCAGGAGGCCCGCCTCCGCTACAACAAAGACCTCGCCAACATGCCCGCGAACTCGCTCATCCTCGGCCACAACACGACGGGCAACGCTGCCGTGGACGCAATCGCAATATCGAGCGCGACGGTTTCCGGCTTCAACTCGCTGACCACGGTCGCGGGCCGGGACTCGTACATCGCCACGCAGAGCGGGCTCGATAACAACACCGACGGCGGGAGCCTGATCTGGGAGATGGGCGCAGCGCACGGGAGCGGCACGGGCGGCACCTTCAAGATTTACCCCGGCGGCACGACGAGCGGCACCCGGGGCCACGTCGGCATTCACCAGGACGGGATCGAGACCACCTCCACGGACGGCTTCGTCCTCGAAAACGCGACGGCGGCGACAGTGGGGACGACGGAGCAGTACAGCCCGAGGTTCAGGCAGCGGGCGCACGCTTGGGACACGGACGGATCGGCGGATACGTGGGATTTCTGGCAGGAGGTGGTGCCCGCGTCAGCCGCGACGACATCCGCAACGTGGTATTTGCGGAGCAGCAAAAACGGGGCGGCGGCGACGGACACTTTCTGGGTGAGCAGTGGCGGCAACATTTATGCAAGTGGCGCAATTTTCGCTGGCGCAAGCGGGTCGGGCACTGTCGCGTGCAGGAAGGTTACGACAAATACAGGCGCAACGATCACGTTTCACGACAAAGGTTTCTCCAACTCCGACTCCGTCATCGAAGCCGTCACCGGCGAGATGACGCAAAGCACGGGCGAGACCCTGGTCGGTTTTCACATCCGGCCGAAGTACACACAGACGAATGACGCCTCCGGCGTGGACTTCGCGGTCACCCGCTGGGAGAACTCAGTCGGCACCGGGGAACAGCTCCTCGCCTTCTTCGGCACCTCGACGGATGCCACGTATGCCAACGCGACGTTCAAGGCGAAGATCGACAACAGCGGCAACCTGACCCTCGCCGACGGCGCATCCCTTCGCACCGGGACCGTGGACGACGATTTCATCTACTTCGGGGCGTGCGACAACGACGACCAGTCAATCAAGGAAGTGGCAAGGCTTCAGGGGGCGGCGGGGACGAACCAGTATTTCAGCGCAGGTGGAACCCAGGAGTTCAAGTTCTATCAGGGCGGGACCGCGAGCTTCGGCGGGGCGATAACCTGCACCTCGACGCTCGGCTTCTCTGCCGGGACGACGATCACGGAGTTCAGCACCGACGGCACCCTCGGCGACGATTCGGACGACGCCGTTCCCACCGAGAAGGCGGTCAAGACCTACGTGGACGGCGCCGTAGCAGCGAAGGACCAGTTCACCGAACTCACCGACACCCCGGGCGGGTACACGACCGCGAACGCGATATACACGACCAACGGAACGCCGGACGCCGTGATCGAGACGACGGTGCAACTGACGGAAGCCGCGAACAACTGGAACATCACCAAGGGCACGGCGATTATTGACGTCAACGCTGCGACGGTGGACGTGGACGCGAACCTCACCGTCTCGGCGGCTTGCACGCTCGACCAGGACGTGCAGCAAAGCGCCTCCCCGACCTTCGCCGGGCTCGCCCTCGGTGCCGGAAGCCTGACCCTGACCGGGAGCATCGCCGCGACCGGCTCACGCGTCACGAAGGTCTGGACCACGGACCTGGAGGTCACGAACGACATCACCATCAACGGCAATGCGCTTGCCACGATTTATCAGCCGCTCGACGCGAACCTGACCTCCCTCGCGGGGCAGAGTCACGCGGTGGGCGACCTGCTCTACGCCACGGCGGCGACCACCTACGGAGCGCTCGCGGCGGTTGGGGCGGGGCAGGTCCTCGTTTCCCAGGGCGCAACCACCGCCCCGGCATGGAGCGCAACGCCGACGCTGACGAGTCTTACACTGACAAACGCGGTGAACGAGTTCTCGACGGACGGGACGCTCGGGGATAACAGCGATTCCGCCGTTCCCACCGAGAAGGCCGTCAAGACGTATGTGGATAACAACGGCTTCGCCTGGGGTGCCAGCGCCACGGGCGGCTCGACCGGGACCGGCTTGACCATCTCCGGGCACGCGACGGACCTGAGCGGGACATTGGTTTCGCTCGACACGAACAACACGAACTCAGCGAACAACGCAACGGCCCTGCTCGTCGCGGTGGACGAAAACTCCGGGGCCGGGACCAACTCCGGCATTTTCATCACCAATGCAAACACGGCCTACGACTGGGATGCGACGACCGCCCCCAGCGGGACGGGCCTGCACATCTACCAGTCCGGCGTGGCTGGAACCGCCCTGTCCGTGTGCGCGGCAAACAACATTCACACGTCCGGTCTCATCACCTCGATTCTTTCCGACACGCAGGACGCGGCGGCGGTCGGTATCCGCTCCGACCTCGGCGGGGCAAATCAGGCGATGGTCGCATTCGAGGCGCACGGGGACAGCGCGAACGCGGACGCCATCGCCTTCGACGCCGACATGGAGACGGGATTCTCCGGCGACTTCTTCCGCGGACAGGTAAACGGCGTGGAAAAATTCGCGGTGGATAAGGACGGAAACGTGGATACGGCGGGAAGCGTGACAGTCGCCGCGAGCAAATCAATAGACGCCTACACGAACAGCGGCTACGTGAAGGTAAGGCGCGTTTCCCAGGCTGCACAGCCCGCCGCGCAGGAGGGCGAACTCCTGATCTGGAGGGACACGGACGACGACAAGACCTACCTCGTGATCCAGGACGCGGACGTCGGCGCGAGGAAGGTCGAACTGACGTAAAGGAGAAGCGTAAGGAGCAAAGTCATGAAGATGAAATTCGAGGTGGAGCTGGACGTCCCCGAGGCGTTCTTCGTGCGGCGGCAGACTCCCGCCTCCCTGTTCCTCGTGGACAAGGACGGGAACGCCCTCGAGGAGCCGACCGAGGAGCAGATCAAGGTCGCGGAGAGGAAGGCCGCGGAGAAGACCAAGGCGAACATCAGGCAGATGCTTTTCGCCGTGCCCATCGCCAACCAGTTCCGGCACGACGGGATCGAGCCGGGCCCGGACTTCAAGGTCGAAGCGCGGGAGCTGTAGGCACCCCGGCTTTCAAGGGACCGGCGAACACGCGAACCAAGGAAAGGGGAAACCGATGGCAAAGGGAACACCGCTAAGAAACGGAACGGGTCGCGGCCGCAGGGCGAACCGGGGCCGCGGGGGTTGCGCCAGGACCCGGAGGGTCGGGCGCGGAAGCAACAGGAGGAGATAGTCAGGTCCACAACTGAACCGCCGGGGGAGTAGCTACCCAGGCCGTCCCCTATGACGGCGCCGGCGGGCGACACCGATAGGGCGGTGTGACACGGGGGAGTTCCTCGTGTCCACCGCCCTTCTTTTTTATCCGGAGGCACGCATGGCTAAGGTAAAGGTCCTCATGGTCGAGGCCCCGCCCCAGATGATCCTGGAATGGTGGCGCGAGGTCTTCAACCACAAACCCGCATCGGTCGAAGACGAGAAGGCGCAGCACACGATCCTCGCGCGGATCGAGCGCCAGAGGTACTTCCTCTTCGACGAAAAGACGGAACGCATCTCCATCGAGGTCGGGTACTGCCCCGAGTGCGAGGAGCACATCTTCTTCGCCGATCACAAGGGCGAGGCGGCTGAAGCGGCCCGGGAAAAGAGCGCCTGCCCGGTCTGCTACGAGAAAGCCCTCGAGGACGGCGTCGAGCCCGAGGATGCTGCGGAGCAGGCGACGAAGCTGCGTCCCTGCCAGCCCGACTTCCTGCTGCTCCTTCCCCTGGAGCGCCACCTCCGCACCTGGCTCTGGGACATCCGCAAGAAGCCCCTCAAGAGCCCCTGCGCCCCGATCACCCGGCGCAACCTCCGCAAGGAGGCCGTGGCCCTCAGGCGCCTCAAGGACTGGGAGGACCTCGGGTCCAAGACCAGCCCCGACCCCTTCCCCGAGGACGAAGAGATCGAGTGGGTGAAGGAGGAGGACGACGAGGAGGAGGACGACGAGGACGAAACCAAGGAACTGCCCGAGGGCGAGAAGCAGAAGGCGCTGCCCGCCCCGGACAAGAAGGAAGAGGAAGGCGATGCCGGAACCGACACCGGAAAGAAGGCCGACGACGACGCCGACGGAGGCGCCGAGGCCGAAAAGGAAAAGCGCTCCGAAGCGTGACGACGCCGAGAGGTTCGGTCCGCCCTCGACCCGATGCCCTGGCGGTCGGTGGTTCCTTTCCGACGACGGGAAGTGGCTGCTCGACCGCGAGGGCGGAAGGCCCGAAGGGCAGGTCCTCCGACACTTCCCGGCGCGGGAATACCAGAAGGACTTCCCGGAATACACGGACCCCGTCGCGGGTCCCCCGCCCGGGATTCGAAAGAAGGAGGACTGATCCATGGCCACGATGAGATGGAGCGAGGGCCAGCTCGCCGTCAAGGTCGAAACGACCGAAGGCTCGGCGGAAGCCCTCACGGCAGCCGAGGCGAAGATCCGCGTGGAGAACCCGACGATACGGGCCGAGTGGCCCTTCCGCAAGTCGCGGGCGATTTCGTCCTCGCTGAGCCAGTTCAAAGGCTCGCCGATGGGGCCCCGCGTCTGGAGGCTCACCTTCGACGTGCCGATGGCCGGAAGCGGCGCGGCGGGCACCGCCCCCTCCTGGGGCGAGCTGCTCAACGGCTCCCTGACGAACGAGGCGATATCGGCGGGGACCTCCGTCACGTACACGCCATCGAGTTCCTCGACCGACGACAAGAGCCTGACGATCGCCCTGTACGTGGACGGCCACCGCTACCTGCTCAACGGAGCGCGGTGCAATCCCACGATGGTCTTCAATGCGGGCGAGGTGCCCATGGTCCGCTTCGAGGCCCTGGGCGGCTACAACGCGCGGACCGACACGGCGCTCATCTCCGCAGTTTCCTACGAGGACACGATTGCGACGGCCCTGGTCGGCGGCACTTTCACCTTCGGTGGGACCAACCTTCTCGGTAAGTCGCTCGAGGTCAACTTCGGGAACATCCTCGTGGCGCGGCCCGACTACACGACCGCGAACGGCATCAAGAGCGTGGTCATCTCCAGGCGCGAGCCCTCGGCCGTTCTCGTGGTCGAGGACGAGCTCGTGGCCACCAAGGACTTCTTCGGGCTCGCAACGGCCGGCACGGAGTCGGCGCTGGTATTCGGGCCCTTCGGCGCGGCGGGGAACATCATCACCCTCAATCTGCCCAAGTGCCAGATCGAGGTCCCCGAGCCGCAGAACATCGACGACCTGGGTTACATGCAGCTCCCCCTCTCTCTCAACAAGAATTCGGGGGACGACGAATGGAGCCTCGCCCTGACGTAAGAGCCGGGGCCTGGCGCAACTACATGGAGGCACGCATGGCAGAGGCATTCATACCGGGGGAGTTCGACTTCGTACTCCCGGAGGACGAAGGCAGGGAATTGGACGACCCCAAACGCTCGGTCTTTCACCTGGCGACCCTCGACGAGCACGAGTACGCGCAGATCGAGGACGCCATCGAGTTCAGCGCCGCGGACATCGCCAAGATGGAGGCGCTCGTCAAGGAGCAGAAGAAGGGCGGCAAGCAGTCCCGCGGCGGGATCAAGGTGAACACCAAGGCGGGCAGCCGCAACCTCTCGCTTCTTCGCATCGGCCTGAAGGGCTGGACGAACTTCTGGAAGCAGGGAGAGAAACTCGAGTTCGTCAAGCCCGGCGCGGACGGCATGTGCCCCTGGGAGAACATCCGGCACCTGCACCCGACGCAACGGTCGCTCATCTCCGCGGCTATCGAGAACGGGAACACCGTCGCTGAGGAAGAAGCAAAAAACTGAGGATCGCCGCCTACCTGGCGGCAGACAACGGCTTCGTCCGGGACTGCTCCAGGTGCGCGGCGGACCCCTCGCTCAAGACCGTCTGGAAATGCGAGCCCGACCCGGACCCTGACAGCCCTTGGAGGTGGGTGCTTTACAAGGGCTCGCAGTGGGAAATCGAGGTGAACCAATGCCCGATGGCCCTCGTCACGCGGAGATCTCGCCGGCTGGTGGAGCTCTACTGGCAATTCGTCGAAGGGCACTACGTGACCACTCGCCGGGGGGCGGGGCTCTATGACCAGGCCCACGTGTATCTCCAGGCGATGCGAATGATCGGCAGCTACCTCGAGGAAGCCAAGCGCAAGAAGGGCCGGGGGAAGAAGGAGAAAAGGCCGCAGTGTTCATCTCAGACACACAGCTCCGAGTAATCCTCAGCGCGAAGGACATGGTGACGCGGGAATTCTCGCGTGTCCTCGGCGTGGTCCAGCGCTTCGGCGACCGGGTGCGCGGCACCTTCAAGTCCATCTTCAGGATCGTCGGCTCCCTCCAGGGCCTGCTGGTCGCCGCCGGCGGCGGGATGCTCGCCAAGTCGTTCATAGACGCCGGCGCGGAAGCGGAGAAGTTCCGGACGCAGCTCGTCGCGGTCATGGACCAGAACGAGCAATTGGCGGACTCCACGCTCAAATGGGTCCGACAATTCGCGGCGGCGACGCCGCACATGACCTCCGATGTGATCCAGGCATACGTGCAACTCAAGGCCGTGGGCGTGGACGTCTCGCAAAGCATGATCCGCACCGTGGGGGACGTCTCATACATTTTCGACCGGAACATCTCCGACGTGTCCACCGCCCTGATCGGCCTCGAAACGGAGGTCCTCCGCCGTCTCGGTATACAGCTCGACCGAACTGGAAAGCGGGCCGTCCTCATGTCGGGGGACATGCGCATAGAGACGGACAAGACCGCGGAGGCGATCCGGGCGGGGATCCTCGAGATCTGGGAGAAGCGGTTCCCCGGCGCGATGGAGCGCGCGGAGAAGGACTGGCGGGGCATGACGGCGCTCCTCGCCTCTCAGTGGTGGGAGTTTCAGGTCAAGGTAATGCAGGGTGGGGTCTTCGAGTACCTGAAGGCGGGCATGGACCAGGTGAACATCCGCATGGGTGACATGGACAAGAAGGCTCCCGAGATCGCCGAGAAGATCATCACGGCCATCAGGTGGGTCGGGGTGGGAGCGGCGCACGTGCTCGACGCCATAGATGCAATCCGAATCGGCATCAACGCGCTCGCCATCGGCGGCAATTCCCTTTTCTATGCCTGGAACTGGCTGGCAGAGAAATTCCTTGGGGGGCTGATTCTGATCGCGGACGCCTTCGGCCTCTCGACCGACAGCCTGGAGAGGGCTCGGGCCTCTGCCGCGGAAACAGTCTCCGACATCAGCGAAAACCTGAAACTTCTCATCACGGACACGAAGCACCTGACGGACAACTTCGGCCACAACGCAACCGCGGCGAAGAACTTCTTCGACGAGCTCGAGCAGGGCAAGGACAAGGTCAAAGACTACCGGATCGAATGGGCCAAGTACTTCACCGCCGAGGAGAGGCGAGGGAAGGGCATCATGCCCTATCTGGACAAAAAGAGGGCCGCCCTTGGCGAGCTCGACAGCATTCTCAATGACATCAACGAGCGCGCGGCCCTCCCGGACTTCGACCTCTCCAATGCAAACCTCCCCATCGTGGACGTCGAGCAGATCCAGAGAAGCCAGGAGGCCATGGAGCGGCTCGACGCCTACATTGACCGGGCCACCGAGAAGGACAAGGAAGGCCAGCGCCAGCGTCTCGAGCGCCTTCAGGCGGTCAAGCAGACGCTCCTCGAGATCGGCGACGTGATGATCAACACGGTCCTCGCCGCCTTCAACGATTGGGTGGACGGCACGCTGAAGCCCGCCTCGCAGTACCTCAAGGACATCCTGCGAAGCCTCGCGAACATGGCGATACAGACGGGCCTCCGGGCGGCGATGCAGGTGGCCGTCTCCTCGATCACCGGCGCCGCACACGGCGGGGTCTTCGAGACCGCCGGCCGCCCCGCATTCGCTGTCCCGGGCGGCTACCGCGCCTTCGCCGATGGCGGGATCTCCTGGCGCCCAGAGTTCGTTCTCCGCGGCGAGGCCGGTCCCGAAGCCCACATCCCACTGCGCTCCGGCAAGGTCCCGGTCGAGATGAAGGGCGGGGGAGGGGGCGGGAACCAGATCAACGTTCACTTCAGCGTGCAGGCCTGGGACGGCAAGGACGCAAACCGGGCCATCATGCAGAACCTTCCGGCGCTCAGGGGTGCCATGATGCAAATGCTCGACGACAACCCCAACGGATTGGTGAGGGCCTGATCGATGGCGACTCCCGCATGGCCTACGCTGAGCGCTCCGATCCAGTGGTATCCGCTCAAGCAGCGCGAGGAGTGGCGCCCGATCTCCGTGCATTACCGCAGCGGGCATATCCACCGGCGCCGGCGCACCGACAAGCCTCGCCGCAAGTGGTCGTGGTCCTGCGATTACCTAAACGAGGACGACGCGGAAACCGTCCGCGCCTGGAACCGATCCCGCGGCGGCGGCGCCGAGGAGTTCACGATCGAGAACGGCCACTCGAAGCTGGCCCGACCCTACGACGCGATGGACACGAGCACGGCCGCCGGCGGGACGATAGGGGCCAGGACCTACTACGTCGCCTACGCCTGGTCCGATGGCACACAGGTCACGAACCTCAGCGAGGAGACGTCCCAGGCGATCAACGCCAACAACCTGATGTCCGCCTCAGGCGAGACGTTCCCGGCAAACGTCACCGAGGCCCGGGTCTACATCGGGACGTCAAGCGGGACCCTCTACTTCGCCGGCACGATCTCCTCCTCGGGGGGCACCTGGACCGAGCCCTATACCACGGTGAACGTGAACTCTAACCAGGGCCAGAAAGTTCTGAACGTCGCGAGCACCACGAACTTCGAGGATGGCCAGGTCATCATCATCGGCGAGGGCACCGCCCGGCAAGAGTCCGGGGTCATTGATTCGGTGGGAGCGGGAACCCTCACCCTCGAGGACGACCTCACATACAACCATACCGCACTCGACGCAGACAAGGTCTACCTCGACGCCGCGAACGCCGGCACTCTCGGCACCGCAGCGCCCACCAGCAACAACTTCACGGAAACGGTGACGGTCGTCCTCGAGGACGGCTTCGAGATGGAGCCGGTCCTCATAGCTCAGACCGGCAAGTTCGCGCTTTCCCTTCAGGTGGTGGAGCACTTCTGACATGGCCAGGGCCCTGACATCGGCGTTTATCGGGGTTAAGAACGCCCTTACGGGTGCGGGGCCGGTCGTCTGGCTCATCGAGCTGCACCGCGACAGCTCGAACATCTCCCGGCTCACCACCGACATCGAGGACGTCACCTTCGATTCGCAGACCTGGTCCAAGCAGAACTCGGGCGTGGGCGTGATCGAGGCCGACAACGAGGGGACGCTCAAGGACGTCAAGATCACGGTGCAGAACGTGGACCTCGCCATGTCCGTCTACATGGAAGCGTCCAAGTTCCGAAACATGCCCATGAGCATCTCGCTCGTCGAGAAGAACAACCTCTCGAGCGCCGCGGACAAGGTCGTTTTCCGGGGGATCATCAAGCGCGCCGACGTAAACGAGGAACCGCCTTACGTGACCTTCACCTGCGGCACCTACGACCTCCGGCGAGAGACGGTCCCGGCCTGCAAGGCATACCGCTGCCGTTGCCGCTGGGTCTTCAAGTCCGCGGCCTGCGGGTACGCGGGCGGCGAAACGAGCTGTGACAAGAGATACGAGACATGCAGGGACACGATGTCAAACGAGGACCGGTACGGGGGCTTCCCGGCGATTCCGCTGCGCCACATCTGAAGGTGCCGAGGATCCGCGATCTGATCGGCACGCCCTTTCGGATGCTCTCGCGGAACCTGCGCCGCGGCATTTCCTGCTGGGGCCTGGTCGCGGAGATCTACAGGCGGGCGGGCGTGGAGATCACCGACCCGGTGAAGGAGCCGGAGAAGGCGGCAGGGGAATGGGTCCAGATCCCCTGGCAGGACCGGCAACCCATGGACGTCCTGACCATGTCGAAGGGCGGCAAGACCATCGGCGGACACGTCGCCCTCTACCTCGGGCGGGGCTTCGTCATCCATGCGACATACGACCGGGGGACGATTAGGGAGCGCGTAAATGCTGACCGCGTGCTGTCAGTACACCGAAGAAGAGCTTGAAGCCGACCTCGTGCTCTACCAGGGGCCTATAGGCCCGTCGGTCACGCACAAGGTTCGGCCCGGGGAGAAGGTCTGGGACTACATCCCCGACGAGTACCACGCGCTCGACATCCTCAGCGTGAAGCTGAACGGCGAGGAGCTCGACGAGCAGGGCTGGCGCGAGCGCGAAGTCGGCCCGGGCGATCGCCTGACGCTGAGGCCCGTAGCGGGGGGCGTCGCCGCTGCGCTGATCGGCGCCGGGGTCTCCCTCGCCGTGGGGCTCGCCCTGAAGGGCGGCGAGTGGGCGATCAACAAGTACGCCGTCCAGCCCAAGGCCAAGCGGATCGAGAAGTCCGGCAGGCTCGGCCCCACCTACGCCTTCGACATAATCGAGAACAACTACGACGACGGCGAGCCGATCCCCGTGGTCATGGGCAGGCACCGGGTCGGCGGCACCGTGGTCTCGCAGTTCACCCGGCCGGCAACGAGTTCCCAGGACAAGCTCTACAACATCGTAGCCTGTTCCGAGGGGCCGATCTCCGGGATCAACGCGGCCTACATCAACGGAGTCTCGTACTCGAGCTATTCCGGCACCTCGTTCTATTCGAGGACCGGCACGAACTCGCAGACGGCGCTTCCGGGCCACAACGAGATCGTCACGGCCACCGCGAAGAACAACCAACTCGTGCGGGCCACGCCCGTCACGCTCTCCGGATCCACGAACGCGGACCGCTACCGCATCAAGGTGACGTTCACCTCCGGGCTCTACTACCTCGACCATAGCGGGCACGCTCACTCCTCCTATTTCAGCGTCTCTCTGAGGTACCGGACGCACGCGGGCCCCGGCGCCTGGTCCTCCTACGTCTACCACGACGAGGACATACGGCGGCGCGAGCCGTTCTCCATCTGGATCGAGGGCGACTTCCCTTCCACCGACACCTACGACGTCGAGATCACGAGGGTCACGAACGACCACGACGCCGCGAACCGCCGGTACTGCGACGCCTACGTGAAGGAGTTCCAGGAGGTCCTCTTCGAAGATCTCCGCTACGTGAACACCGCCGTGGCGGCCGTCGAGGAGGTCGCGACCGAGCAGCTCACGGGGGACCCGCCGAACCTGACCTTCGACGTGGACGGCGTGATCGTCCAGGAGATGGCATCGGCCTCGACCATGAGCGCCGCGGCCCATACGCAGAACCCCGCCGACCTCATGCTGGGCCTGCTCTACAACGAGCGCTGGGGCCTGGCGAAGTACATAGACCGGCGTCTCGAACTCACGATGGGCGGGGTGGCCGGCGCGTTCACCCCGGGAGAGACCGTGCAGAGTGCGGCCTCCGACTATCAGTTTCTCGGTACCGTCGTCTCATGGTCCTCGCCGACCCTGACGGTGGATTCCACGCAGGGGCTCCCGTACGGGGCGCTGCAGGGCGTGGACTCGGGCGCCACGGGCAACGTGACGGCCCTGACCCCGCGCGGCGTGAACCTCTCGGCATTCTGGTCATGGCACCAGTTCTGTGCCGACCAGGTCGTGTCCGGCCGGTACCTGGTGAACGTAGACCAGAACAGCAACGCCGGAACGAACACGCTTTTCGTGGACGATACCACGGGGTTCTCCGCCGACGACTGGACCATCGTCAACAGGGGCGGGGCGAAAGAAGAGGAGATCCAGATACAGACGGTCAACGCCGGGGTCAGCTTCACGACCAAGACGAACCTCGCCTACAACCACACCCAGGCGGAGAAACACGACGTCGAGCACATGGAGGAGCGCGCGCACTTCGACTTCGTGTTCGACGGCCGCGAGAACGGCTGGGACGCCCTCGAGCGCATCGGGAAATGCGGCCGGGCCTGGATCGTCCGCTACGGGTCATACATCACGGTCGTGCCTCTCAAGGCAGAAACGCCCGTGCAGCTCGTCACGCACGGCAATATCGTGGATGGCTCCTTCGTCCGGTCCTATCCCGAGACCGGGGACAGGCCGAACGCCCTCGACGTGATCTTCCTCAACGAGGACCTCGACTACAGAAGGGACGTCGCCCACCACGAGGATCCGGACGCCTACTCGAACAGCGAGGACCTGGTGACCGGGGAACTCGAGATGTACGGCGTGACCAGGCCTTCCCACGCATACCGCGAGTGCTACTTCCGGCTCAAGCGCCTCCGCTACGCCGGCGACCCGATCAAGTTCGAGATGGGGATCGAGGCCCTCGACATGGAGGTGGGCGACGTCTTCCGCTTCCAGCACGAGATCAGCGGCGACGGGGTCTGGGGCGGCCGGGTCGTCTCGAGCACGGCGAGCACGATCACCCTGGACTACGACGTCACGATTTCCGGCGGGGAGTCCATCAGGATCCGTCACAGCGACGACACCCAGGAGACGGCGACGATCACCAGCGCGGCGGGCACTTATCGCACGCTCAGCATCTCGCCGGCGACCTGGACCAGCAACCCGGCCGAGGACGAGATCTACGCCATCGGGACGCTCGGCCGGTACCGCGTGACCGCGGTTCGCATGATGACGGACCTGTTCTTCGAGATCGAGGCGGAGGAGGACGACGAGGCCTACTACGTGGACGACTACGGGACCCTGCCCACGTTCACCGAATCCACTCTCCCGCGCCGCGACGTGATCCCTCCGGACGTCGAGGACTTGACCCTCTCCGCATCGAGCAGCGTGAACTCGGACCGGACCATCAACTACATCGTGGACGTCGCCTTCACCAAGCCTGAGAGCGCGAGCCCCTACGACGCGGAGGTCTGGATAAAGGAACTCAGCGGTCAGCTTCTCGTCCAGGGTTCGGATTACAGAATTCCGAGCTCCTCTAACGGCGAGTTCAGCCAGCCTCACGGTTGCTGCACGGACGGGACCTATCTCTACATCGCGGACACGCGCAACGGCCGGATCGTAAAGTTGCTCCTCGCGGACCTCTCCTTCGTCGCGAACCTCGGCAGCGCCGGCACCGGGAACGGACAGTTCGTGAATCCCCACGATGTCTGCACGGACGGCACGCACATCTGGGTCCCGGATTCGGGCAACGACAGGATCCAGAAGCTGACGGTCGCCGGCGCGTTCGTCGCGAAACTCGGGACCACCGGCGCCGGGAACGACCAGTTCAATACGCCCATGGGGATCTGCCACGCCGGCAGCTCCGTCTTCGTCTGCGACACGTATAACCACCGGCTCGTGGAGGTGGATGACGCCCTTGTGGGGGCCGGCGGCGGGACCTGGACGACGCTCGGGGCCCAGGGCGGCGGAGCCGATCAGTTCGAGCGCCCGATGGGCATCTCCCATTCCACCTCCATGCTGATCGTCGGGGACACGGGAAACGACAGGATCGTCAAGGTGGACGACGGGCTGGTGGGATCGGGCGGCGGGACCTGGACGACACAGGCGGGCGCGGGAAGCAACGCCTTCGACAAGCCCATGTACGTGGACACGGACGGCACCTACGTCTGGGTCACCGACTACGAGAACCACCGGATCCAGCGCCGCGCCTTCTCGGACTTCGCCTACCAGGACGAGGTGGGAACCGGCCACGACGGCTACCTGCGCGACGAGTTTTCCTATCCCTCCGGGATCTGCGCCTATTCCACCGAGATCTACATCACGGAGGTCGGCAACCACCAGGTGCAGTCAAGGCAGTACCTCGAAACGAGATCAACCGGGTACGAGTTCCACGGGCGGACCTCCGACAGCTCGTACACGATCGGGAACGGGCTCGCCCCCGGGGAGCAGTACAGGATCTCCGTGGTCAGCCGTGCGCCCGGCGGCCCGGGGATGCACCCGGACGACGGCGTGAACGACACGGTGACGATCACGCCCTACTTGATCCCCCCGCCCGACGTCACCGGGTTCAGCGCGACGAACAACGGGTACACGATTTCATTCGCGTGGGACGCGATCTCGGGGTGCCCGGATTTCCTGCATTACGAGATCAGGGCGGGGGTCACATGGGACATGGCCGAGGTCGTCGCCACGACGACGGAGACGCGGTACAGCTCGCCATGCCTGGCGACGGCTTACAGCGTCACGTACTGGATCGCCGCGAAGACCACGACCGACCAGTACTCGAGCAATCCCGCGAGCGACACGGCCACGCAGCCGCATTCGACCTCGCCGACGACCTGGTCGCTCAACTTCAGGACATAGAGACGGATGGCCTGGGACGAAACCTGCGAAAACATGAGTCCCGCCGGCGACGGGAGCCTCCAGCTCAACGAAGGAGAGCGGGAAGGCTACTTCGAATCCGGCTCCCAGGACCTCACCGACCTCTGCTGGCATGACATCCGTTGCATCTGCAAGGTGCAGAAGGACCCGGCTGGGACCGGCCCGGCGAGCTTCGACGTAGAGATCAACACCTCGGAGGACAACGTCTCCTGGAGCGGCTGGGAGATCTTCAAGGCGGGGGAAAAATACTGCCGATACATCAACATGCGGGCGACGGTCTACGGAGACCCGGCGACGGGCCAGCGCCCGAAACTCGTAGCCTTTTCCGCCTGGGGCGGCCCGGTGGACTCCGTCGCCTGGTTGCCGAACGTCACCTCCACGCTGAACAATCCGCCGGCCAATCCCAACGTCGGGGACCGCCACCTCATCGGCACCGGCGCCGGGGCATGGCTGAACAAGGACGGCCAGATCGCGGAGTGCGTCGAGAGCGACGACAAGACCTGGCGGTACACCTTGCCGAAGACAGGGCAGGTTTTCTACCACGGCACCGACGGCGAGCACAAACGCCGCGCGGCCTCGAGCTGGGAGACGTGGGACGTCTGGAAGGTGCGCCCCCGGCAATACTGCCCCGGCGATTCGAACCAGGGGGAGTTTCCGGTCCTCGGAACCTGGGCCTGGAACAACGACAACGCGCAATGCACGGCCGGCTACAACGATAACTCCGCCGGCGCGGCCAACGGCGATTACGTCAAGTGGAAGGTCTACCTCGGGGTCGGCAATTATCAGCTATGGTTCATGACGATGCTCAGCCCGAACAACGGCATCGTGAAGGCCTACCTCGATACGACCCTCGTGGCGACTTGGGACACCTACAACGTGGCAAACGTCAGAAACACGCTTCTCGTGCAGAGCGCGATCTCGGTTTCCGTTGCCGGCATCTACGAACTCAAGGCCAAAGTGGACGGCCAGAACGGGGCGAGCGGCGGCTTCGAGGCTTACATCTCTTACATGGAGCTGGTGCCCGAATGATCAAGGATGACATAGAGCACGGCAGGGTCTGGGCGAAGTGCGTGGCGCCCTTGCGTCCGCAATGCCAGAAGCCGCAAGAGGTGATCGAGGCGTGCTGGGTGAACCGGCGCCTCGTCAACCGGTGCCGATGGTGCCGGGGCAAATTGAGAAAACTGACGACCGAAGAACTGCGCGAGCAGTTGGATGCACAAAACCAATTGAAAGGAGGTACACCGTGAGAGGACCAAATCCATTCTGGGGCTTCCTGGCGCTGGTCGCGATCGCCCTCGTATTGGGCGGCTGCACGGCGCTCGAGAAAGCCACGCACGCAACGTTCGATGGAGCATGGGGGGCCGCGGAGGTCGTACTCAAGGACCGGATGCCCGGCATATCGCCCGCCGTCCTCGAGGGAGCGAAGGCCGTCGCCGACGGGGCCCTCGAGGAAGCCGTGGACTACGTCGAGACAGGGACCGTAAAGCAATGCGATTCCGCCCTCGACTGGCTCGCGGACCAAACAGGAGTCCGAATTGAGCAGTACGACCAGAACCACGACGGACTGATAAGCGCTACAGAACTCTCAGCATACATCCGGGCCTTCTCCGAAGAATCCGATCGCCGACGGCGCGAGGAGGTGGCGCCGATCAAATGGTGGGCCTGGGTGGCCGGCATCGGCGCCGGGCCGCCCCTTTACATGCTGAGGGAGTCGGCCAAGAAGGCCATAGCAGCAGGCGGGGAATAGGCCCCGCCTCCAGCACGGAGGAAGCCATGGAAATTCCGCAACCGAAACCGGGCTGGCGAACGACGGAGTGGGCGGGGTTTTTCCTTGTGATCGTCATCGCGCTTCTAATCGGGCTCGGCATAGTCACTGAGGAAGACGCCCTGGTCAAGGTCGCGCTCGTGCTCGGACCGGCCCTGGCCTCTGGCCTCTACTCGATGGCCCGGGCCAGGACCAAAAAGCCCGACCTCCCGGTGATCCACAACCATGTACGGGCGGACGAGGCCGGGAGCGCCCCGGAAGGGGGTTGACTATGCCATCGGCAAAGGACTGCGAAGACATCCGCCGGGAATGCCGGAGCAGCGTCTACTCGGCAATCAACCGGGTGGACGACAAGGTCGACGCGAAGGTCTCGCGATGGGTGATCGGCATCATCATCACGATCCTGTCGCTCGTCATGAGCGGGGCGTTCGGCTACATGATCCTCCGGGGCAACGGCAAGGCCTCCGCCGAGGACCTGAAAGACGCGAAGTCCAAGATCGAGGCAACCCGAGAGGAGGCCTCCGAGACCCGGGCCACGCAGCGCATGATCCTGCAGGGGCAAGCGGAGATGCGCCGGGACCTGAAGGAGATCCTCGACCGGCTGCCCAAGTGATTCGCCTCCTGAGTGACTATGGGTCCTCAGGATCCGCCGGGGGCGCGGGGCCCCCGGCATGCAATCCACGGGATGCTCGCGGCCATGCGTGCCCCGAGAGCGCCCCTCGCGGGCGCAGCCCCGGCCTTGGCGGCCGGGGTTTTTTACGGAGGTGTTCATGATTCACCGTGCTTTGTTCACGCTGGGCCTCTGTTTGTTCACCCTGGCGTCATGCACCACGCTCGATGCCTACCGGGAGCAGGCGGCGTTCGAGAGCGAATACTCCACCGATAGGCCCGCGGGAGATCTCGCCGGCGCCGGGCGACTGATCTTTCCGGACTGGCTCGTCGAGGAGGATCGCAACCTGGTGCTGGCGACGGCCGAGAGCTACCTCGCCCCCCTGCGCACCGCCTTCCCGCGGGCGCCCTGGACCCGGCTGGAGATCATGATTCACCCCGCCTATCCCTTCATGGCCCCCTTCCGCCGATGGGTGAAGGGGTGCCGGTACAACACCCTCGTCGTCGTCTCCTGGGCACGACTCGAGGACGGCACGCCCAGGGCGGAGAACCCCCTCCCTACACTCCCGCACGAGGCCCTCCACTGGATCGCGGCGACGACGGGCCGGGACTCCCGCGACGCGAAGGAGGGCGGGACGTGGATGGGCTCGACCGGGCGACTTGACCGGCTCGCCCAGGACCAGGCTGCGCCATGCGAGATCAGCGAGGCCTCGAGGGCGACGGCACGGGGGTACAAGTACGAACCGTGGGTGGGATAGAGATGCCTATGCGAGGCAGAAATCAGTTTCCGCTTTTGCTTCCTCTGCGATATGAATAAGACGCCTGTAGATTTTCCTGAGTGATGGGATCTTCTCCTCGGGGAATCGCTTCACCCAAAACGCCGCGAGAAGGAGAGACTCCATCTGAACCTTGCCATCATCCACGGCAAGTTCAAATCCGGGGATCTTTTCACTGATGACCTTGACCAAATTCCGGACGCCCTTGATCATCACGCCGACAATCTTGTCGCTCTCGAAATCCATATACACCGTGATTATCGGGTCGATCCGATCGGCCCAGTAACGATTTGAAGAAACGAGGAATTCGAGGCAATCCCCCTCGCGATTGTAATGCACGCACGGCTGGAACTCTCTGGGGCGGTCGAGACCTTGAACTGCCCTCTCAAGATCCCTTGCGAAATCGTTCATCAGAAGTATTCCCTTAAGAACCTCTTTTCGTGACCCTCCGGTTTCGTTGGGTCCGTTGGATCAGCCTTCACTGAGAGCCAAATATATATCATCTTGTCTTCGTTTACACAAACCAGGAATACATAACCAGGGGGATACGGGACCTTCTTAGCGCCTCTCCACCCATCAAAGTCAAATTTTGGCACTCCTGTATATGCCCACCAGTCCGGGTCAAATGCCGACTCCGCCATTTCCTTCGTCCAGCCATCCTTCAGCAACACCTCTTCCCATGCCCTGGCATGCCGAATGCCGCGCCAGAGATGGCGGGGTTTTTCAAGAACTCCTGGGACTATGTACTGAAGCTCCCGGTACTTCCACTCCGGGCCCTTCCAGATGTAATTGCGATGATCGAAGGATAGAAAGCCAGTCCCGAGCGTACCGTCTGGTAGTAGTATCGGCAAACTATGGCATCCAGCTTTAACAATTACTCTACCACATTTCTCTGGTCCATGGGATTTCATCTCGATTACGCACTCCGTTCTCGAGGCAGACACGAAAACAACAATCTGCTGTCTTCATTACGAGCCGGGACGGCCCCTTCTCGTCTCAGCCCTGAAGATAAAATGGGAAGCTGACCTTAGGCAGGGTTGGCTTACCCGATCGCTTGAGGTCTTCATCCCAATACACCTAATATCTTGCCCCAAAATCTTATTAAGGCAATGATATTTTTGAAATCTTAGTAATTTTCCTGTTACGCGGTAAAGCCTTGCAGATAATTGGATTACGTCATTCTTGCAAAATAATTATTATCCTGATCTATTTGTTTACCTTGATTTATCAAATTCTGCGAAGTAGTCTGCCCTCGGCTTACCCGTACAGCTTGAGGCTGATACGGCCATGAGGAGCGGTCGGAGGAGAGCCAAGAGGCCTCCAACCGCTCCTTTCTATTTCTCCGCGCCTCTCCGCCCCGTCCTGCGCATTCTCGCCGGCGGCCCGACCCCTGACACCCCGGATTCGTCCTGGGCGATCCTCGCGCGTCTGGTGCGAAAACTGTCACGGTCCGCTGTCACGGTCACCGGCCCATTATTCGGGACTGACACTGTTTTTCCTGCACGGGATGTCTGGATTGTATTTGCCTTGAATCGGTCGCTCGATGCTCTTGGGGGGCTTCTCTGGCGTGACTCGCCACTTTCGGGCGTATTCCGCCCACGGGCCAAACGAGATTTTCGATCTCGCGACACGGGTTCGAATCCCGTCGGGGTCACCAGGACGGAAGCCACGGAACCGTCAGGACTTAGGGTCGCTTGCGCTTGCGCTTGCGGCCCTTTTTCTTGCGACTGTCACGGTCAGGTGTCACGGAGAGGGCCTTGTCCACCAGGTCCATCGCGCCGTCCATTTCGGACGGAATCAGGTGGGAATAGAGCTCCGTGGTCCGAAAAAACGAGTGCCCGAGAAAAAAACTTAGGACCCTCAGGGGGACCCCGCGGGAGGCCGCATGGGCCCCGAAGGTGTGTCTGAGCAGGTGCCAACCGCCCTCGACGGGGATCTTGGCGGCCGTGATGGCCCTCTTCAGGGGACGGGCGTCCCGGTTCAGGCCGGGGAAGACCGGGCCGTTCTTCCGGCGTCTGGTCTTGTTCAGGACCCTGCCTGCCATCGCCGAGATCGGGATGGTCCTGTCCTTCTTCCCCTTGCCGGTGAAGCGGACCCGGCGCTTCCTGAGATCCACGTCCTCCCATCGGAGCCCGACCAGCTCGGAGATCCGGGCGCCGGTGCCCAGGGCGACGGTGACCACCTCCTCGAGGGAGAAGGGGCGTTTCTCGAGCTCGGCGTCCTGAGCCGCGCAGGCCTTGAGTAGCGCGGGGATGTCGGTCTCGGCGACGTACTGGGGCTGCTTCTTCTCGCCCCGGATCTTCTCCACCTCCCTCGCCGGGTTCGCCTCGATGATCCCGCGCTTCACGGCCCAGCTCAGAAAGTGGGATAGCATGCCGAGGTGGAGGTTGTATGTGCGGGCGGACCAGGGTCTCCGATCCTCCGCCCAGCCGGCCGCGGTCCTCCCCTGGTGGAGGTAGTCCTCGAGTTCCCGAAGCGTCCACTCCCCTATCGTCTCCGTGCCGATCGCATCGCAGGCGTTCCGGACGGCGAAGTCAACGTGCTCGAAATGGCCGTCGCTCCTGCTCGCCCGCATCCATTCCAGGTACTTCTCGGCCGTGCGCAGGGCCTCGCTCGTCCCGCGACGGGGCTTCTGCGGCTGCTCGAGTTCCCTGTAGATCTCGGCCTCCGCGAGGGCGACGATCCTCGCCGGCGGTTTCTTCCGCTTGTGCGGCCAGATCTCCTTGATGGAGCGCGCCCGGTCGGTGCCGGCGAAGTAGATGCGGACGTAAGGCACCTTGGTCACGCCGTTGGCTGTCCGGACTTTGCGCCAGAAGAAAGGCATCTAATCAAGGCCCATGAGACTATGTCCCTTGCCTTTATTTTCTTCGCTTCCTTTAGAGCTTTTCATCAATTTATCAAAGAAATCTTTAATTAATTGGTCTGTTCTATAAACGTCGTATGCTGCGACCTCTCTTCTCATTCGCTTCTCTTCCTGGATCTTATCCAGGTATTTCCTCAGACTTTTTAACTTATTAAATGGTACAGTTCCTCCAGATGGAGGCAAGGCCGCACGCTCCTGAAGAAAGTTGTTCAAAACCTCTTCGACGTTATCATTTATATCACTTGAATTTCTCGTTTGTTCTACCGAAATGCCCCTCACTATTGCCGTAATTTCATCAAGTTTTTCATCAGCAGTTTTCATTTCTTTCACATGCCCCTTGGGGGGTTGGATTTTCTTGAATTTGCTTTCCAGTTCACCCCATCTGGTTTCGAATGATTCGTCCATATCCTCTTTTGAAAGCCCTCTGTCTTCCTGCATGGCGTTTATTGCTTGTATCAATTTTCTTGTATCTTCTTTGTCTGTGCTCGCTGATTGAATGCTGAATAAAGGGTGTTCTGCAGGGAGGGATTTCAAGTCAAATAGATATGGATATACACGCAACCTACCAACCGATTTTAATGTCGCCCCAGCTTCAAAAAGCAGCCAGGGCTTGTTGATGTTTTCGGGCGTGAAGCAAACTATTCCCATTTTTGAAACGCTAAGCCTTTCGAGTATTTCCGAAAACCATGCCGTCCCGGGCGGGAGATCCCGGTCAGACATCCACGGCTTGACGTTCTGAATAACCTTGTGGATCCAATCCTTGAGGGTCGTAGCAACCGCCTTGCTTCGCTCTCCGGACCAGCTGATAAATATCTCCATCTGTGGTCCTTTCAATTATTCCATGTCCCGGAACGCGTCGTCGCTCGCCTTCTTTTCCATCTTCCTATTACAGTTGGGGCATACGGTCTTCTTTTTCCCGTCGATATTCCATTCATACGATTTCTTTTTCAATTCGACCCCGCAGATTTCACAGTCTACCGGCCCCGAAGTCAGGGCGTGGAGAATGAAAAGGCCCACCAGGACGACTACGCCGATTATTCCGAGCACCGGGTACTTCACAAATCCATAGATGATCCCCCCCAAAATTAGCAGCCCGATTATTCCTGCCCCTCCTCCTTTTTTTGACATGTCTGCCTCCGTGCAACGCGAGCCCCCGGATTCCCATGCTTGTTCGTTTTGTCTTCTATCCTGCACGCCAGCCCGGTCCGCTTCTCGAACAGCCAGGCCAGAATCTTCACGTCGTCCGGGTCCAGGTCCTTCGCGGAGATCTCACCGCCGTCCAGGTACACGCGCTGCCGCAGGCCGATGGCGTACTCCGGCCACTTGCGCGCCTTGGCAAACCAGCCGGGCGTCATCAATATGCCGACGCCGAGGGGGGCTTCCCCCCGGCGCCGGCGGCCCGCGTGCTTGACAGGGAGCGGCCTCTCGGCCACCGCCGTCAATTTCACCGTCTTCCTGCGGGTGTTATTTGATTTGTGGATGTGCATCACTCGGTTTTATTCTGCTTTTGGGCAACGATCTCACCGTTGTCCATGTCTATTATCTTCCCATGATCGAATAATAGAATATCAGGTTCGATGTCCTTGGCGGCTCCCGTAGCTACGTCAACCAATATCGCTACAAGAGCAGGTGCAATTCCCACCAGATTCCACAATATGTTCCATAAAACATTGTGGTTCCCCCATGAAGACCATCCTGTTTTAATCACCTGTCCGTCTGGAAATTTGATTACATGCCTTGAATTCCTGCTTAAATATACCGTCACGGGCGTCTCGTATTCTACAGCGTCAATAAGCACTTTCTGCCCTGCCGGTTTCGAGAGAACAATCACGTCTTCTGTTGTGCCGTTTATGATCGTAGCGCATCCCGTACTGAGCAAAAGCAATAATGGCATGACGATAGCGACAGGCTTCATTGTGCCCCCCCTATGTTCTCTTCCCCATGATGACCCCGATTACCCGGTACATCCGGGGCTTCTTTTTCATCACGATCGTCTCCAGGGGTTCTCGCATGTTCAAGCTTCTGAACTGATGCCCTTTGGTCGTCTTGATCCATTGTTTCACCAGCCAGTGCCCTTCCGAGTCCGAACCGAAAACGACCACGTCCCCCGAGACCGGATCCTCGCATCCCGTGGCGATAACCATCTCGCCGGAGCGGACGACCGGCTCCATTGACGAATCCACAACCTGGACAAGGAAGCAGCACTCCAGGGATTTCGACCCGAGATCTATAGATTCGCCCGTGTAGGTCAAAGAGGCCCCGGCGGTGCCCTTGATTGGGATCTCCGGCGCGAGCACCTCACCCTCCGGGGGGTCCCCACCGAGCAAGTAGTCAATTGTCACTCTGGAAACGCCCAGGATGGCTCGAACCTTTCCGTCGAAGAAGTCGGCAAGCTTGGACCAGGTCGTTAGCTTCCCCCCGTCCTTGGCCTCCGGGAGGTTCTTGAGGACGCGATAGGAGATCCCGGTCAGGTCCGCCAGGGCTGGAAGACCATCAATCCCGGCCATTTCCATGAGCATGCGTAACCGTCCGGGCAGATGGACCTTAGGTGGCCGCCCCGCTCTTCTTGACATTTTTGTAGTTTTATCGCTTGACTTCTTCACATTTTTGTATAGAATGCAAACCAGACAACGGAGACACCCGATGCAATTCGCAACCGCCAATACCGCGATTGACCCAACAAAAAAGCGACGGGGCCCCTCACGCCACGAGGGTGTCTTCGTTGTCGCCGCCTTCAGGTACGGGGGCGCCCCGTCCGCTTTCAATTTTGTCCTCTCGAAGCCCGAAAGGCAAGAGCAAGGCATCGGAAGAAATGCTGTGAGGCTCTAATGCACAACCCCACGTCCGCCCGGGAACGCCGCGAGATCGGGATCGCGATCGATCAGCAGCTCAGGCGCTTCTTCGGGACGGAGTACGACTCCGAAGAGATGCACACGGAGATCGCCGCCCGCCTCAGGGTATCCACCAGCGCGCTGTACGGCTACCTCAACGGTTCGCAGACCTTCCCGCCGCAGGTGCTCGCGCGTCTCGCGGGCCTGGTGCGCGACGAAGTGGGGCTCGGGGAGGCCCAGGCCCTTCTATACGAGGTGCTCAACAGCGCGAACGGCGCGCCGGGGGCCAGGCTCGAGGTCTGGCTTCCGCCCTTCCCGGCGAAGCTGGCCGACAAGGAGGCGGAGGCGCGCGCCGACTTCACGACCTTCGCTCGATCGGTGGCCGACTCGATCGCCAAGGCCGCCGAGGTCCTCGCCGACGGCCGCGTGACGGGCATGGAGTACCGCCAGGCCCATCCGGTGCTGATCGAGGCGGCGGGGGCTCTGATCGCGATGGACGAGGCGCTCAGGGCCGCGAGCGCGCCCGGAGAGGAGATGACGCCATGCCGAGCATAGCGGAGGAAAAGGCGCGAGGAGTCGTCAAGGCCCTCGGCCGCAAGTACACGCGGAACCTCGCCGAGGAGCTGCTCTCCATGGAATGGCGCAACATCGTGGGCGCCGCAAAGAAGGCGCTCCGGGAACTCGAGCCCAACCCAGGCCGGCGGGAGGCCGCCTGGGAGACGAGCGGGGTTCAGTTTCGCCTTCACGGCTACGAGGTCTGGATGGCTAAGCGGGGCCACAAGATCGCCTGCCGGATCAAGGATCGCTGAAACCGCGGCCCTCGCCGGGGCGGGGCAATCGGGCCTCGCCCCCGAGGCCAGGAGATAGAGGAGGGATCAGATGGGCACCAATGGCGTATTCGAACCGGCGGCTCTCACCCGCCACGCGCAGGTCATCTCCGGCCCGGTCGGGCGCGGGCGCATCCCCTACGACGACACGGCGGACCTGCTCAGGCAGGCGGCCGAACGGATCCGCGAACTCGAGGGCGAACTCGAGGACGCGATCAAGGGGAACAGCGTCGTTGAGGTTTCGGACCCCGGCCCGCTCGAAGCCGTGAAGAAACGGAATACCGATCTTGAGGAACAGGTCGCCGCGCTCGAGCTGCTCACCCGCGAAGCCATCGGCTGCGAGTACCACACGGCGGGCGTCCGCTACCACGACCCGATCCGCCAGGAGCAGGCTGAGCGCCTCGAGCGGATTCTGGACGGGGAGTGGACGGACGCGGAGCGGATCGCGATGGCGGCCAAGATTCTGGGGCCGCTGACGAGGGAGTGCGGAATCCGAGTCTCGCTTACGGCGATCGAGCCCGGACGGCGCGTTCCGGGCTGGGAGGATCTGCCCTCCCTCGGGAGGACCAAGCACGGGGAGTACCACCTAACAGAGACGGGCGCGCTACAGGACACGTGCGACGTATGGACCGAGGACGGCGTGGAGATCAGCGCGCAACAGCCGAGGAGGGCGAAATGAGCGAGCAGGAACGCAAGCCCCTATTCGCGGGCGCGCGGATCAACACCCTCGAAGAACTCGACGAGGCGGCGCAGGCAAGGCGGGCCGTCATCTGCATGGGCAACCCCTGCTTCGGCCAGCCCAAACCCGCGGCAATCGCAATCCACCAACAGGGTCCGCAAATTCTCGCCGCTTTCCGGCGCGGCCTCTACTACTACGAGACGCCGAAGCGGAAGAAGGGCGGACCGAGATTTCACAAGCGGGAGGAGGCAACCGATGCAAGCGACTGAGCGCCCCCTCGTCTCGGGCATCTACCCCGGCCTTTCCTACGACGACTACGCCGCCCTCGGCGGGCACCGGGCGTCCTCCCTCTGGCCCCTCGTGCGCAAGACCCCGGCGCACTACCAGCGGCGACTCATGGCACCGAGCGCTCCGACCGAGGCCATGGTTTTCGGGACGGCGTTTCACACCTTCGTACTTGAACCCGAGCGCTTCGCGGCGGAGTACGTCATCGGTGGGCCGATCAACCCGAAGACGGGGAAAGCCTACGGCCGAGACACCAAGGCGTGGGCGGAATGGGAGGCTTGCAACCCCGGCGCGCTTGTCATCTCCGAGGAGGACATGGAGCACCTCCGGGGAATGCGCGATTCGATCATGGCGCACAAGGAGGCCCACGATATTCTCCTCGCCCCCGGACGTGAGACCGAAGTCTCGATGCTCTGGCGGGACGAGGCGACGGGGCTTTTTCTCCAGGGCAGGCTCGACCACTTCCACCGGCCCTCCGTCCTCTTCGCGGACCTCAAAACCACCAAGAGCGTGGACCCTCGCGAGTTTCAAAGATCCTGTGAGGACTGGGGCTATTTCATGCAGACGGCGATGTACTGGGACGGGCTCCGGGCGTTGACGGGGAGAAAGCCCTACATGCCTATTGTGATCCCCGTCGAGAAAACCCCGCCGAAGTATTTCTCCGCGGTCTACGAGATCTCCGTTTCGGACCTCGCCCACGGGCGGGAGCAATACCACTTCGCGCTCCGACGCTGGAAGTGGTGCATGGACAACGGTGAGTGGCCCGCTTATCCGGGAATCATGTCTCTATCCCCGCCGAAGTGGGCGATGGATAGGCCCTACGAAGTCATCGAGTAGAGGAGGCTCACCATGGAAGACCAGGAGGCGAAAGCGGAAGTTGTGACGCAGGCAAAACCCCCTATCAAGCCGCCAGCGGTTCGCTCCGAGACGGCCCTTGACTACGCCCGAGACAGCTTCCGGGCGGGAACGATTCTGGAGCGCATGGCGCCCGACATGCGGGCGACGGTCGCGCTTCTCACGAGAGGATACGGCCTCGACCCCCTCGCGGGCGACGTAAACATCCTCGGGACCGCAGACCAGCCTACGATCTACATAACGAAGCAGGCGTGGATGAAGCGGCTCACGACCGACAAGCGGTATCAGGGGCCGACGCGTTCGCGACCCATGACCTCCAAAGAGCTGGAGGTCTACGGGAACGGCGACGACGGGGAGGTCGGATGGCTCTGGGATTGCCAGTTGGAGGGATTCGCGGGGCCCGTCGCAGGATGGGGAACAGCCTCGCCGAAGAACGTGAAGCTTCAGAACGTATCGAAGGTGACGGACAAGCGGATCCTTCTCAGGATGGCCGAGAAGCGCGCGCAGCACGACGCCGCCCCCCAGGCCGTGGCGTTTGTCCTCGATCCCAAAATGTGGGAGGGCGTCGACGCTACGATGCGCGACCGACTGACCAAGGCGGCGGAAAACGTGACGATTTCCATAGACGACGGAATCACGGACCCCGAAAACGTCGGGCGCCTCGCGCAGGCCCGGTTAGTTGCGGGAGACGAAGCCAACGGCTCCAACCCCCAGGACCGCGCCGCCGCCCTTAAGGACCGGCTCAACGGCGAAACGCCGCCCCCCGAGAGCGACCCCGAAGCCGAGACCGTCGAGCGCCCGATCATCCCGCCGGCAACCGAGGGCACGACGGATGAGGCCGTACAGATGCGGCCCGAGCCCTCCCGGGAGGACAACGCCGCCGAAGACGCCCGCCTCGGGGCGCTCTCGATGCTCCACGAGGTGATGACCGCGAAGGGCGTGAACCAGCGCGACGAGACCGCCTTCCTCCAGCTCATGGCGAAGGCGAATTCGCTCAAGTCCCTGTCCAAAGAGCAGGCGGAAGAGTGCCTCGTCAAGCTCGAGGACTTCCCGACGGCGCGGAAACTCGGCGCCTGGATCAAGCAGGAGACGGCGCGGCGGAAATCGGGCCCGCCCCCGGGCACGCTGTTCAAGGATTGACTCCTCTATCACGGCTCCGTCCGGTCGAAAGGGCGGGCGGGGCATTAGAAGTGCGGGTTCGATTCCCGACGGTTCGCCGACGGCTTGGAGCGAAGGGAGCCGGGTTCGATTCCCGGTGATATGTCCTGGGGGCAATAACCTTCGGGTAACTCTGAGGAGACAAATGGCGCGGGCGGCCCGCCCGATAAAGCGCCGGCGGAATCCGACGCAGGGGCACGATTCGAAGACCAGGCTTTTCAGGAGGCTCACTATGGCATTTATTGGCAAGCGCCACAGAACACTCGACAAGAACGGGGTCGGTAAATGCTCTGTGCCGATGTGGCGCAACGGCATGCCCGCCGGATTCTGCGACAAGCCGGCCTTCGGCAATCAGATCCCAAGCGAGACGTTCAGGGATCGAGATGGGCGACGGCGCCGGACCGACGGGAAATATGAGGGCTACGTCCCTGCGCTTGCTTGTCCAGCCCACGGGGGGCCGCCTGCGCCGTTCGTGGATATCGTTTTCGACGCCCCGCCCGGACCGGAATCCGGGCGCTTTGTGGAGGTCGAAAACGCAATGGGCGAAAGCATCAATGCCGGGGAATGGATCAAGAGGAAGGACGGCTATTTCGCCCTGAGAATCAACCTTCCAGCCCCGTAAACCCAAAAAACGAAAGAGGAGGCTCACCATGACCCAGGAGGCGAAGACCATCGAATACCCGCCCGTGAAGTACGACGCGGAGGAAGCGGAAATCGCCAGATTCCGCGGATACCTCAACCTCAAAATCCAGGGCATCAAGGACAAGGGAGGGCTCGCGTCCGTCCACGACGCTCGCATGGAGATCAAGAGGTGGAGGTGCTCAATCGAGAACCGCCGGCTCGACTTCGGGCGCCAGATCCTCGGCATCAAGAAACAATCGGACGACGAGGCGAAGCGCCTCATCGCTGAAGCCGCGCCCATCGAAGCCCACCTCGCCGCCGAGGAGAAAAAGATCGCCGACGAGAAGGCCCGGCTTGCCGAGGAGAAGCGCCAGGCAGTCCAGGCCCGCGTCGACGCCCTCCTCGAGTACGGCGCGCCGATGCGCTGGGACGACGTGGCCGCGATGCCGGACGAGGAGTACGCCGACGTCCTCGAGGCCGCACGGAACGCCCACGAGGCGGAGCAGCGGGCGAAGGAGGCGGAGGAGCGCAAACGCCGTGAAGCCGAGGAGGCGGAGCGCCGGCGCCACGAGGAGGAGGAAAAGCGGCTCGCCGAGGAGCGGGCGAAACAGGAGGCAGAACGGAAGGCCCTCGAGGAGAAGGCCCGCAAGATCCGCGAGGACGAGGAGCGCATCGAGCGGGAGCAGGCCGCAGCCCGGGCGAAGATCGAGGCGGAGCGGCGCGCCCTCGAGGACGAGAAGCGGGCCGAGCGGGAGCGCAAGGAAGCCGAGGAGAGGGCCGCCCAGGAGGCCCAGGAACGCGCCGAGCGGGAGAAGCGCGAGGCGGAGGAGAGGAAGGCCCGGGAGGAGGCGGAGAAGGCAAGGCGGGAGGCAATGAGGCCGGACTTCGAAAAACTAAACGCCTACGGGGAAGCGCTGCTCGCCGTCCCGAAGCCGACGGTAGAAACAAAGGAGGCGATAGCGCTCCTTAAATCGGCTAGGGAGAGACTAAAGGACGCCACGGGATACCTCTTGATATTCCAACCGGAACCCCGGCACGGATGAAGGTCGAGCCGGGATCATATGAGCCCCCGGGTGTGTTGCCCGGGGAGAAAGCAAAGGCGCGGCGGCGTGTGTGAAACGCAGGGCAAGGCGGACTGCAAAAGCCGTCCAACGACCAAGTGCAGCGTGAGATGCCGACAAGGATGCAGGCCATGGGAACCCGGTCGGCCGCCTGCTGCAAGGGGGTTCGAATCCTCCCCGCGCCATCAACGACCCTTTGGTCAATAGGGGCTGGCGAGGCTGACCGACAAGGACCTCGAAAGAAGGCTTATGACCCGGCCCCGCAAGTACGACGCCGCAAGGCGAGGAGGATAGATGAAATCATTCGCTGGATCAATGAACCAGGATTCCTACTACAAGGGCGGGCGCGTCCGCACGGTCGAACTGGTAGTCCGCGTCACCGTTCGCACGCCGCCGGACTTCGACCCGCTATCGGATTCGGACGTGATCGAACTGGCGCTGTCGCACGCGCAGCCCTTCGATGCCGAGACGACCATCGGCCCGAACCCCAAGGGCGGGAGCTATTGGGCACGGCTGGAAGCCCGGGCGCTGACCGGACCGGACGACCTGGAAGTGAAGGAAGCATGAAGCCATCCCCGGCGAACATCGTCAAGGGCAAGTGGTGGGACCTCCCCTGGACCATCGTTGAAGGTTGCACGCCTTGCAGCCCGTCGTGTGACAACTGCTGGGCGCTCGCGATGGCAAAACGCTTCGGGCGGGAGACGGAGCCACGGTTCCGACCCGACCGGCTGGAGATCCCGCACCGGAGGAAAAAGCCCGCTGTCTTCGCGGTATGGAATGACTTAGGGCATCCCTGCCTCGATTGGCTGGAGATCAACCGTGCGTTCCTGGCGATGATCGAGGCCCCTCAGCACCTCTTTCTTGTGCTTACCAAGCGACCGGCGCGCCTATGGGACGCACAGGAGATCGCCAACATCTGGATCGGCACTACCGTGGAGGACCAGCCCCGGGCCGACGAACGCATCCCGCACCTGCTTCACATCCCGGCGGCGAAGCGGTTCCTGAGCCTGGAGCCGCTGCTCGGGCCGGTGGACTTAACCCGCATCGAACATTGGTGGGACCAACACACGAGGCACAACTTGAACGCGCTTCGGGGGTACGAACCGGAGAAATGGCGCGGCCTCGACTGGCTCATTATCGGCTGCGAGTCCGGCCCCCGTCGCCGCCCGACCGACCTCGCCTGGGTCCGCGACCTCGTAGAGCAGGCCCGCGCTGCAGGCGTCCCGGTTTGGATCAAGCAACTCGAGGTCGACGGCAAGGTTCGCCATCGGCTCGAAGAGTTTCCCGAGGATTTACGGATCAGGGAATGGCCGGAGTAACGGCCCTTTTGGAGAAGGCACGCATGGCAAAGAAGAAAACCGCAACCAAGAAGAAGGCCTCGAAGAAGCAGGCCGAAAAGTTCGTCGACGACCTGGTCGAGAAGGCCAAGAAGCAGGGGGACACGAAGCGCACCAACCCCTACCAGGAGAAGCCCGACGAGACCAAGAAGAGCAAAGACAAGGAGACCGTCTGCGTGGAGGTGCCCTGCGCGCACTGCAAGCGCTTGAACACGATCCGGGTCTTCAAGGAGATCACGAAGAAGGCCGTTTCGGCGGAGTATCGGCTCTACGGGATCGCGGAGCCGGGCGGACAGGGGACGCTGGACCTGGGCCTGGAGGATCTCCCCGATCCCCACGCGACCGCGGAGAAGGCGGAACCGGAAGCGGACGCACCGAAGCCCAAACCCCGGAAGCGGGGCCGCAAGCCCCGGAAGATGAAGGACGTCTCGGCACTGGCATGAGCGAAGAAAGCACCGCAATCCTCGCGCTCGACCTCGGGACCCACACCGGCTGGGCCGCCCACTCGCCGGGGGTCACGGTTTCGGGCGTTTGGTCTTTCCAGCCTCAGCGGTTCGAGGGCGGGGGGATGCGATACCTCCGCTTCGCCCGACAGCTCCGCGAGGCCCACCAGGCAGTGGGGGGCTTCGACGAAGTCTACTTCGAGGAGGTTCGCCGGCACCTGGGAACGACGGCGGCCCACGTCTACGGCGGGCTGCTCGCGGTCCTCACGGCCTGGTGCGAGGGCGAGAAGATCCCCTACCGGGGAGTGCCGGTCGGGACGGTGAAGAAGCACGCGACCGGACACGGGAACGCAAGCAAGGCCGAGATGGTCCGGGCCGCCCGGGTGCGTGGCTGGGACCCGGCGGACGACAACGAAGCGGACGCCCTCTGGATCCTGGACTGGGCGCTGAATGAAAGAGAGGTGAAGGCGTGATCGAACACGTCAAGATCAAGTGCCTGACGCTCTGGCAGCCCTGGGCCTCGGCGATCGCCCTGGGGCGCAAGACCATTGAGACCCGGAACTGGGGCACGGAGTACCAGGGGCCGCTCGGAATCCACGCGGGAAAATCATTCGACGACGAGGCCGCGCGCTTCCTGCCGCATGACATCGTCAACGCCTCGGGAGTCCGGGGCTCGATCCTCGCGATAGCCGATCTCTATGCCGCAATCGAGTTCCGGGACATCAGGGAGTGGACGAAGACGTATGCGCGACACCTCTGCCCGTCCTACTACTACGAACACGGCAAAGTGGGTTGGATCCTCCAGAACGTCAGGGCGATCAAGCCCATCCAAGCCAGGGGATCGCAGGGCCTCTGGGATTGGGAAGGGGACGTCGAATACCTCGAACCCAGGGAGGAGGCCGCCCCATGACAATCCTCGGCCTGACCCTGCCCATGCGCCCCCTCGATGTCGCCGAGCTGCTCGGCGATCGGGCTTTCCCTCGAGGGAAGAAGGGCTGGGTCACCGAGCAAGTCATCCGGGCGACCGAGGGCACGCCGATCACCATGCGCGCGCTGATCACCGCCGACCAGGCCGGCAACGACGCCCCCCGGCTTTTCAGGGAAGCCCGGAAGTGGATCGAGGCCAGGAAATTCGTCGTCCGGGAGCGCGACCACGAGAACAACGGGCTGAAGCCCTTCAAGCTGTTTTGGACCGAAAGGCTGGTGTGATGATTCCACGCAACGAGGACTTCTTCGACAAGGACGCCAAGAGCCTGCGCATCGCCTTCGCCTTCCTGGCGCTGGCGGCGATCGCCATGGCGGCGGCGGTTGTCATCGGCTGGATCGCGGGAGGGGCGCTGTGAGCGTCGGTGAAGTACTCCCGAGACGAGACGGCGCCGGACGACTCGGGGATCCCCCGGCGACCGTCGCCCACGGCAGCCCGTCGTCCGGTGATGACCGTAACGGCCTCTGCGCCTGGTGTCGTGCGGCGCCGGCGCGACGGAAGTACTGCTCGAGGAAGTGCCGGCAGGCCGCCTGGCGATTCAGGCAGCGCCTCGTCGTCGAGGACCTGAACGACGAGCCCAAGCGCATGGCCTACGCCGACCCGCCTTACCCTGGAATGGCTGCGAAGTTCTACAAGGGGGAGGCGTCGTTCGCCGGCGAGGTCGACCATGAGGCGCTGATATCGTCGCTTACCGCGGCGGGCTACGATGGCTGGGCGCTCTCCACGTCGTCCAAGGCCCTCCGCGACATCCTCCCCCTCTGCCCTCCCGAGGCCCGGGTCTGCGCCTGGGTCAAGCCCATAGGCGCGTCGGTGAGGACCTTCGGCATACACAGCACATGGGAACCCGTGATCGTCGTCCCCGGCCGCGAGGAGCGGCCCGGCAAGCGGGACTGGCTCAGCGCTCAGCCCGCCCGGTTCGGGGGAAGCCTGCCGGGCCGGAAGCCCATCGCCTTCTGCGCCTGGCTGTTCGGCCTGCTCGGCATGCGGGCCGGCGATGAACTCGTAGACCTTTTCCCCGGTACCGGGATCGTCGGCCGCGCCTGGTCGGAAGCGTCCGCCCGGGCCCGGGACGACAGTTATTGAGGAGGCACGCATGGCAACGAAAGCACAGGAGGGGCTCGCCGCGGTCGCCGTGGCGGACCTGATACCGACCCCGGACAACCCACGGACCATCCGAAAGAAGGACCCGGCCCTGAAGGACCTCGCCGACAGCATCAAGCAGCTCGGCGTGCTGCAGCCGGTGCTCGCCCGGCCGCACCCGGCGAAGAAGGGCAAGTACGACCTCCGCGCCGGCGCGCGACGTCACGCCGCGGCCCAGCTCGCCGGCATCAAGACCATCCCTTGCATCGTGCGAGATCTCACGGACCGGGAGGCCCTGGAGGTCACGGTCACCGAGAACCTGCAGCGGGAGGACCTCCATCCCCTCGAGGAGGCCAAGGGAGTGCAGGCCCTGCTCGATGGGGGGTGGGAGGTGCAAACGATTGCGGCCCAGATCGGCAAGAGCGAGGGGTGGGTCTATCGCCGGGCCCGGCTGACGGCGCTCACGGACAAATGGCGAAAGGCCCTCTCCAAGGAGGACTCCAACTTCGCCCTCTGGCCGGCGACCTACCTCGAGCGGATCGCCCGCATGGATGGCGCGGTCCAGAACGAGGTGCTCGAGGACCTGGACGACCCTTTAGCGATCGGGGAGATAGAATCACTGACAGGCCTCGAGGTGTACCTCTCCGCCTTCCTGCGGGACCTCTCCGCGGCTCCTTGGAACCTCGCCGACCAGGCCATCCTCGAGAAGACCCCCGCCTGCTCGGCCTGCAGCAACCGTTCCTCGAGGAAGCCCTTCCTCTTCCCCGATCTGGATAAGACCAAGAACGGTAACGACCGGTGCTTGGACCCCGCATGCTGGGCGCGCAAATACGGCGCCTTCCTGAAGGCGAAGGCCGACGAGCTGAAGAAGAAGCACGGGGACGTCGTCTTCGTCCAGGACGTCTACAGGACCGGCGATATTCCGAAGGACATGGCGAAGAAGGCGCTCTCGAGCTACCAGGTCTTCGGGTGCAAGAAGTCCGCCAAGGGGGCCAAGCCCTGCCTGCGGATCTCGGGGAAAAAGGTCGGGACCTGGTTCTGGGGCACGACCAGGCGCTCGGAATCGTCCACGGCGCAGCGGGCGGCGAAGAAGAAAGGGGCGAGCAAGCGCTCCGACACCGAGGCCTCGGAGCCTGAAGGCGACCCGGACAAGCGCCGGGAGGTGGCCCGGGATTTCGCGAACGCGCACATAGCCTTCACCCTTGCGCTTGCCCTCGAGGCGGAATGCTTCGATCTCCTCGAGGTGGACGGCAGGTTCGCCTGCGAACCCCTCGATGCCTGCGCGCTCTGGTCTCTCGCCGGCGGAGGCGGCACGCACGGCGGCAGAAGCGGGACGGCGGCGCGCCTCTGGCTCATGAGCATGCTCGGAGTACTCCCGCCCGAGGAGCAGAACCTCTGGGCGGACCCGGCGGCGCCCGCCGAGCTCGAGAAATTGAACTACGACGGTCTCGCGCGCTGCACGGAGGCGATCGGGGTCTATGACGTTCTCTCGACCCGGACCTTCGCCGAGATCGCCGCCTGGGAGCCGACCACGGCCCTCCTCGTCGAAGCAGCCAACACGTTCGAGGTCTCGGCCGACATGCTCGACGAGCACCGGAAGGTCGATGTCCTGGTCATCGCCCGGGAGCTCGGGGTCGAGGTCAGCAAGAGCAAGAAGCTCGAGGACATCAAGAAGGCCATTCTCGAGGCGGGCCTGCCCCCCGGGAGCCTCACCAAGGACCTGCAGGACGCCTTCGGGGTGAAGCGGAGGAAGTGAGATGAGCGAAGAAATCGTAAAACTCGACGACGTGAAAGAGAAAATCCGGGACCGAATCAAGGCGGCGTTTTTCGACCTGATCCCGCCCGAGAAGTGGGACGAACTAATCAAAAACGAAACCGATTTTCTAACGACGGACAAGAAGGACCGATACAGCAACAAGGTCACTCCGAGCCCGCTCAAGGCCATGATCCGCGACATGATCCGCGAGGAGTGGCAAAAGTCCCTCAATGCGTACAAGGAAGAACTCCGCAAGGAAATGGAATTGAGTCCGTCTTTCTGGGGCGACAAGTTCCGCTTATTCGCCCGGGAGTGCGCGCGCGAATACCAGGACATGATCGGGGCGAAGATAATTCGAGACGCAATGGCGGCGTTCCAACTGGAAAAGGACGACACCGCTGTCTGCGTAAGTTGCGGACGCCCTGTTTCGCGGGGCACGAACTGCCCGCATTGCGGGTATTACAACGCTTAGGGGAGGATGAAATGACCGAGGAAGCCGAAAACCTACGCCGGCGCACGGAGGAGGCCGAGGCCCGAGCCTCCCGCCTACACGGCATGCTGCACGACCTGTACGCCCTGCAGAACGGCCCGCCGCTCTACAAGTACGAGGTGGAGTGGCGGAAGCTTATGAGGCGGATCGAGGACGAACTGGGGATCGCGGTGGACCCGACGATCGTGGTAACCAGCGACGGCCTGGTTACCGGGAAGGGCGACTGACTGGAGACTTCTACCAATGGCAAAGTACAGGAAGATCGACCCAAGAATCTGGAACGACGAGAAGTTCAGGTCCTTTTCTGACCAGGGAAAGCTGACTTTCCTCTTCCTTCTCACGCACCCCCACATGACCGCAATCGGGGCGATGCGCCACACGATACCCGGCCTCGCTGCCGAGATGGGATGGCCCGAGAAAGCCTTCCGGGAAGCCTTTCGAGAGGCTACCGCAAAGGACATGATTGAGGCCGACGAGAAGGCTTCGCTGGTGGTCCTCCCGAACTTCCTCAAGTACAACAAGCCCGAGTCCCCGAATGTGGTAAAAGCGTGGATCGGCGCCTTCGAATTGCTGCCTGAGTGCAAGCTCAAAGCCAAGACGTACAAAAGGGTTAAAGACTTTGCGGAAGGCTTGTCTAAAGGCTACGTGAAAGCCTTCCGGGAAGCCTTCGCGAAGGCTATGCCTATACCGGAACAGGAACCGGAACAGGAACCGGAGCAGGAGCAGGAAGGGGAAATTGGGCACGAGGCACCCTTCGAAGGCCCCCAGAACCCCGACGCGCCGGAAGCTATTCGGCCTCCTGCCCCGCCACCAGAAAACCCCTTCCCTCCTTCCGCCGGCCGGGTTCTCGACCTCCTGGGTCAGGACGAACGCCTGCGCAAAATCAGGACGCGGTCCTTCGCCGCCTACTTCGCCAACGTAGTTCCCGAAACGATGTGGCACTCTGCCGTCGCCGAGCTCGTCAAGGTCTGGAGCCGCCCGGACTCGAACGGCTACGGCCACAAGTACGCCCGGGGCGTGATCGAGAACTTCCTCGAGGAGCACCCCCCGGAAAAGGCCCCGCCGCCAATCAAGCCTCCAACCGCCAAGGAGATCCTCGAACGCAGGGCCGGAATGGCGCTGACTGACGAGGACGTGGCCGAGATCGAGCGCGTCGGGCTCAGGCCCTGGATGAACGGGAAGGAGGCCGCAGATGCAAAGCGATAAGTGGCGCCTCAAGCGCATGTACCAGGTCGAGGACCTCGAGGAGGAATGGCACCTGATGAACGGGAAGAAAGCCATCGCCGTCTTCTTCGACCAGGCCGCCGTGGGGGAGCACGAGAGCGTGGAAGACGTCGTGCGGGAGGCGCTGGCATGAAACGGAGCCTTGTTCTGGTTACGGGATCCCCCCGCTCGGGCACCTCGTTCGTGGCCCGGAACCTCCACGAGATGGGCGTCTGCATGGGACACGAATTCGTCGCCGCGAACGAGGGAAACCCCCTGGGCTTCTTCGAGGATCCCCGAATGGTCGAGGCGACGGAGCGCAAGGACCCGGTCGCCTGGTTCAAAACGCTCGGCCAAGTCCATGGGGGAGGAGGGTGCACCGGTCCCGTCGGCGTGAAGACGCCGGAGCTCGCCTTCATGGACATGGCGGCGCTCGAGCCGGACCTCGTGATCTGGGTGCACAGGGATCTGTACCGCGTCGCGGCGAGCCTCGAAAGGCATATGAGGCCCAGGCCGACCAGGCCGGAGGCGGTGGCGATTGCGGAGAAGTACTACCAGGCGATCGAGGAGCAGTTGCCGAAGTCCAGCTCTTTCCATTGGTTCAAAATCCGCCTGCCGACCAAGGTTAGCGATCGAGTCGCGAAGAGCATTCTGCGGAGGGCGCTGAACGCGGCGGGGGTGGGCATTGAGGGGCTGATAAGTAGTTGAAAGGCGCCCGGCGGCTGTGGGTGCTGACACACCCACTGCGCCTGACCACGGGATGAAGACGCACCGCCGGGCATGCTTGGACCAGTTTTCATATCGGCGGCACCACGGGAGAAATTGAGTGGGAAAGTGGAAGCCCAATCCAGACCGGCGCTCGGGGACTTCGAAACCCCGGCGTACAACCCAAGGAAGATCTCAGCGGAAGCGATGGAAGGATTGAAAACGAGCCTCAGAACGTTCGGAGATCTCAGCGGCTTCGTCGTCAACCGGCGCACGGGCCACGTGATCTGCGCGAACCAGCGGCGCAAGGCCCTGGGCGAGGGGGCCCTCGCAGCGGTCGCCTGGGGCGAGGAGCACCAGGTGGAACTCGGGGCCCCGGGCGATCGGTTCACGTCTTCCGAACGCTGGGGCGTGCTCGAGGCGGAGGGCGGCGCCCGGTTCCCGGTCCGGGAGGTGGACTGGACGGAGTCCTTCGAGAAGGCGGCGAACGTCACGGCGAACAACAGCCGGATCATGGGGGAGTGGACGGAGGGCGCCGGGCCGCTCCTCGAGGAGATCTCGCTCGAGTACCCGGACCTGTTCGTGGGCTTAAAACTTCCGGACCTAACCCTGGACCTGGAGGCATTGGGGTTCTGTGGTGCCCAGGACGGCGATGAAGACGAAGACGGCGCGGATGATGTGCCGGAGCCTCCGGACGAGGCGGTGACGCGGACGGGGGACGTGTGGCGGCTCGGGAATCACCGGCTCATGTGCGGCGATTCGAGCAAGCCGGAGGATCTTAGTCGCCTGCTCGATGGCGCCAGGATCCACCTCGTAAACACGGATCCTCCGTACAACGTGAAGGTGGAGCCCAGGTCGAACAATGCGATTGCCGCGGGATTGAGTTCTTTCGTCCAATCGGACCCGAATCTATCGGAAGAGTTCAAGCGGAACGCCATGCGGGGCGGGGAACAGAAGCCCAGAGCCAAGGATCTAACGCATCACCAGAAACATGACCTCTCACGCCGACCCGGCGCATCGGCCCCTACCCACGCCAAACTTCGGCCAAAGGACCGGCCCCTCGAGAACGACTTCGTCACCGACGAGGAATTTGACGCCCTTCTACGGGCATGGTTCGGCAACATTGCCCGAGCCCTTGCCCCAGGCAGGTCTTTCTACGTTTGGGGCGGATATGCGAACTGCGCCAACTACCCTTCGGCCCTCGCCGAGTCGGACCTGTACTTTTCCCAGACCGTCATCTGGGTGAAAGAGCATCCCGTTCTTACGCGGAAAGATTTCATGGGGAATCACGAGTGGTGCTTCTACGGGTGGCGCAAGGGGGCGGGGCACTGGTTCAACCCGGAAATCAACAACGCAACCGACGTCTGGAGCGTAAAAAAGGTCAACCCGACGTCAATGATCCATCTCACCGAGAAGCCGGTCGAGCTTGCCTCCCGGGCGATTCTCTACTCCTCGAAACCCGGGGAAAACATCCTCGATCTTTTCGGCGGATCTGGGTCCACGCTTATAGCCGCAGAGAAAGCAGGCCGCCGGGCCTACCTCATGGAAATCGACACGCTCTACTGCGACGTGATTTTACAGCGCTGGGCAGATTTCACAGGCAAGGACCCGATTCGGGAAGACGGGACGTCCTGGGGCGAACTGAGGAAAGCCCTCTCAGAAGAGACTCCCAGCTCTCCTGTGGAGTTAAGTAATTAAAGCTAGCTAGAAGCTATATATGGGGGGTAAGGGGTAATGCCTGGAAAACCAACCACCAAGCCAGAACGGCAAGCCATGT